AGGCACGGCAACGGATCAAGGGCGGAGGCTTTGGGCCTTTATTGTTTATATCGTAGATATTAACAAGGGGAACCCCAGAAGGTAGGCAAGGCCTGAAGGAAGGTATATTGTTAAAGGTTTGTTAAAGCTGCAGTTTTATTTGTTTTGTCCTTTGTTTATTGTTCAAAGTACTCTATATTACACTCACAACGGCAGCGGCACCCGATACCCGCCTTAAATATGCAACACACAACAACAACAACCCACACAACAACCCCAGCGCAAAAAATCCCAACAACTGAAAGAGTAATTGTTGAAAATTACCCTTACGGCTTTAAATTACGCACTACATTATTTGATTACATAGAATTTGACCGAAAAAAAGGCTTTCGACATTGTACGCAGACAATAAACCCAAAAACAAACCGCCCAAACAACCCGAAAAAATCCACCTATTACAATTTAATGACCCGTTACTATGACGAAAAAGGGCATATTAAAACAATAACTCACGATTTTAACGGCGACGAGTCAATAAATAGAGGCTGCAAATTTGTGTATGAAAATTTCGACTTATACACTCCCGAGATGATCGAATATATTTATATATTAATTTTATCAAGTATCAAAGTAACTATAAAGGCGCAAATTATTTATTGTGGCAGCAATTTTGAAGAATTAAAACCCTTATTTGAGCCAGCAATTAACACAATAACAAAAGCATTGAAAGAAAAAACAAATGAATTTGATAAAATAATACTACCCATTGAAGAAATAAACGCAAAGAAGGTACCAAATTATAACCCGTTTACTAGTCAAATTTAATTTTTTAACCATAAACACACAACAAACTATGCAAAAAGTAATTGAAATATTAAAAAATGCGACTAAAGAATTAGTTCAATTTCAAAACAATACTCATAATATACCCAGAAGCCAATTAGCAATAATTCAAAAGGCTTTAAATTATTATGTAGAGCAATCTGCTAAGTTCAATAGCTGCCCGACTGATTCGGAAATATATGAATTATTTGATATGAACCAATTAAGTGCTATGATGAATTATACCATCAATATAGAAATATCTGAAGAAGAAAAAAATAGATTTGGCAAACACGGAATGGACTTCCCTATTTATTAATAAAAACTAAACACACAACGATGGACACACTACGCAACAACTTCAGACTGATTCTTATCGGTGCTCTAGCTTTTTTAATCTTAGCGATGGCATCTTGTTCGGCATCAGGTTATGGATGCCACGGAAGAGGCAAGATAATCACTAGGGTGAGAGGTAACGGATACTAATTAAAACAAATTAAAGGCCCGTCTATTATGGCGGGCCTATTTTTAATCAATTAAATAAACAAACAATGAAAAAATACACAATAACATTAAAACACGACAACGGGAAAATAAATATAACAACAATGGCCAGTGATGAATTGACAGCCATAGCAAAAGTAATGTTAATGGAAAATTGCCCAAAATCTGCCATAATAAAAATAAAAGTAACAAAATGATAGTACAAGTAAAAAAAGGCTTTATTTTGATTTCGGCCCGCCTTGAATGTGGGGACCTTGTAAAATTAAAATTTATCGGCTACACTAAGGCCGAGGCCCTGAAAAGTTTCAAAACCCAATTTAATAAAATTCAAAATTTTAATTAATGACAAACAAAGAAATACTAATTGAAAGCATAAACATAAAGCCAACATTTACGCAATCCCTTGCCGTATTGTTAATGATTCTGGAAAACGGAAACGAGGAAGGCAAAAAAGAGGCCCGCAAAATGTTATACGAAGCCTTCGAATTATTGGACCGCCTTAATGCTGAAGAAAGCAAATAATAAATAACCATTAAATAAATTTGGTTTGTTCAAAGTTTATTATATTTTTACAACACACAACAAACGGAAGGCAACCGAAACAAAGGCCACAAAAACAATGTACACACAACAAGAAGAAACCCAGACCCAAGACCTAGGCCAAAAAATAGCCGAGGCAAAAGAATTATTCGGAATTGAAAACGTAGAAACGGCCCTAACATTAGTGGAATTTTGCGACCCTGACGGCGCATATACAACCCTTCAAAATATGGGGCAATATGAAATTGCGAATATTATAGAATTTATATTTTTTGAATAAGCCAAGACAAAGGGCCATAATATAATGTTATGGCCTTACTTTTTTACCATTAAATTAATTAAAATGACACAAAAATATGATGTAATAAGCCCTGACGGAATTTCGATACACTTTTCGGATACATATACAAGTGAAAAACAAGCAAAAAAAGCCTTTGAGAAATGGAAAAAAAGATATGAAATTCAAGGCTATTATAGTTCAAATAATGGAAGAATACCACTAACCGAATTACATAACTATATTAAAATTATAAAATTATGATACCTGAAATTGAAATAAAAATAAAGTATAAAATTAAAGGGAAAAAATTTACCCCTGAAAATTTAGAGGCCGTAACAAGCAGCCAAGATATTGTAAACATATTACGCAAGATATTTAATGCCGATACAATAGAATGGACCGAAGAATTTATAATGATAAGCCTTAACCGAGCCAATAAGGTAATAGGGTATTATAAGGTAAGTAAAGGGGGAATGACGGGAACAATAGCCGATCCAAAAGTAATATTTACAATGGCCTTAAATTCGGGTGCAACGTCTATAATTGTAGCACATAACCACCCAAGCGGAAACCTACAACCAAGCCCCCAAGATAAACAAATAACAAGCAAATTGATAAACGCTGGTAAATTATTGGATATAAATGTATTCGACCATATTATATTGACCTCAAATAGCTATTATTCTTTTTTAGATGAAGGAGAAATGATATAAAATATTTTTAAACAATTAAACACACAACAAAATGAAAAATTTAACGCAAAAACAAAAAGAAATTTTAACCGCCATTGAAAATGAATTTACCAACATTAATAAAGTAACCGAGGAAAATGATAACGACCTCCTTGCATTAATAAATAACGCCGTAGATGAAAAAAGAAAAAAAAGATTAGAACTTGAAACCCTCGATATAATTAATATAAAAGAAATATATAATTGTAAAGATAGAATACTTAATCTTTTGCAACCGATTGCCGACAAATATAATTTTGAACTAACTATTGAACAAAGCACAACTTCACGAGCTAAATTTTATATAAAAATGATATGCACGGGATATACATATAAAGAAATAAACGGCAATATTTATACAACAACTCTCGAAGGAAGTATAGAGGGAAATGAATACGGCCTAGATAGTAAAAAATATTACATTGGATCTCCAATACCTAAATTTTATAAAAAATATGACCGATTGCAAACCGAAAAAGAATTTATAGATTTTTATGTAAATGGAGTAATTAACGCCCTGAAAACTAAAGTATAATATTTATTAATCACATAAAACACACAACAAAATGATCAACTTACAAAAAGGCAATTTATTTGCACAAAACACAAAAGTAAAAGAGGCAGCCGCCAAGAAAAGCGACAAGAAAGTAATTAACGCCCCTGAATTAGCCGACAAGGTACAAAGGTACAATGAATTGAAAAACCTGATAGATGCCAACACAAGCGAGCTAAAGATGATTGAGGGGGATATTAAGGTAAAGGGCAAGGAAATGTTTGTCCAAGAATACAAGGCCAGTAAGCTAAGGCCTGAAAGTTTCAAGATAAAAGATAGCACGGGAACCACTTGTTTAATGATAGTAATGGATAAATATACCTCCGTAGATGAAAACAAGGCCGAGTTATTAAGAATGAATGACTTATTAGCTGAAAATGTATGTTTCAAATTTAATCCTGACTTAGTGGAAAAGTATGGCCAGACACTAAGCGAATTGATACTTAATTGCCCCGATATAGAGGAAGAAGATAAAGGAAACTTGATAAGCGGGGAACTAAGCTATTCAGTCCAAAAGGGAAGTATTGACCGCCTATTGCAATATGAAAGCCCCGAGGCCATATTTGAATTAATTAACCCCATTGTAGCACTTAAAAAATAATTAAAATGTCATTAGATACTAGAAACTACTTTAGCCACCCCATTACTGAAAAAGAAATGCGGGAAACATACTACCAAGCATACGGGAAGGAATACGATTGCCCTAGCAGAAAACAATTTCCTTTGCCCATTGAGATAGCTTATATAGTGGCCGTAGAGAAATTAAGAAATGATAGTCAAACACAATTAACCCCATCTATTTACATCTAAAAATAACATATATGAATATTAATAATTTAAGATTAGGATATAATATTTTTGGCAACAAGGGTAATGTATGGAGTAACCAATGCCATATAGCAGCATCAGGCCTTTCAGGTACCACTTTATGCGGAGTCCCTATGCTTAGTACTAATTGGGCAAGAATAGAAGAAGTAGATCATATTGGGTGCGAGGAATGTAAAACGCAATATATCCAGCGAATAGATGCCATTGGAATAGAAAGTAGCCACGGGACTTTGATAGTAGATGCAGATAGCGGAAAGGTATTGGAATGTAATGGAGAGGGATATATCACTAAAATTGATAGGCTTGATATTGAAGAATACCAAGTCCATTACGGAATAATACCCGACTATGAGGATATATTATGCTTTGGCTTTTGGTACAAAAATGGAGATTACAATTTGCCTGACTATGAATTTAGAAAAAACATTACAAACCTTATAAATTAATAACAATGGAAAAAAGATATGAAACAATAGTAGATGAATCGGGAATAGAAATATATGTAGCCTTTGCAGTTTGGGAGGAGGCTAATTTTACCGAGGAGGGCCACGGCTTTCACCAAATTGAAGGAGGCAATTATGTGGACCTTATTAGTGTGGAATTAATTATTGCCAGACGAAGTATTGAGCTGATGCCAATGCTTAATGAAAAGCAACAAGAATCTATTATTAACCAATTAAGTATATTCTAATGAAGTATGAACAATTTATGTACATATACCCCCCGAGGCCCGAATATAAAACCCCTAGCAATAACCTAGGAATATATGACACGGGAGAATACTTGGCACAACCTAAGTACAATGGATCGGCTTGTATGGTATTCACTAATGGTATTGAATCCCATATATATAACCGCCATAAACAAGAACTATCAAGAGTAAGTCCCGATATCCCATTTCACTTACTAGCTAAAGATGAAAATAAATGGTTTGTATATGCGGGGGAATACCTGAATAAAGGCAAGATAGGGGAGAATGGCACCAAGGAAAAGGATAAGTTTGTTATTTGGGACTGCTTAGTATGGAGTAATAACTACCTTATAGGAAGTACATTGGAAGAACGGCTGAATTTACTAGAGGCCATATATCCCTGCAATAGAGGGCAAGTAGGCACAAATGGATTGGAAATATATAACCACCTATGTTGTACCGAATTTGACCACATATACAAGGCCCCTACCTATCTTAATAGCTTTGAATGGCTTTACCACGACATATCCAAGACCGACCTATATGAAGGCCTAGTATTAAAGAAAAAGGAAAGCAAGCTATCCTTTGGCTTTCAAAAACTAAATAACCACGAATGGCAGATAAAATGCCGAAAAGAAACAAAAATCTATAAATTCTAAAATCAATAACAATGACAAATGTAATAACTATCAACCCAATAGAATTGGCAAGCGAATTAGCCCATCAAAAGTTAATGAATGTATATGCTGGATCAATAAAAATATATAAATGGGAAGAAGGGGAAGAAGGCTCATCTTCATACACCGAGGAGGCCCAAGATATTTTTAATGAATACTATGATGAATTTTTAACATTAATAGAGTCAATATCTTATTAAACCAAAAAAAACAAAAAATGAAAAAAGAAACGAAAATTAATTGCCCCCATTGTAATGGAACAAATGTCCGTATGATTGACTATCAAGGTATATCGGTAGGCGAAGATATAGCCTATATGGGCCTTCAGTTTGATACTGAATTATACGGCAAATTTGATTGCCTAGAATGTGAAAAATCATTTGACAAAATGCTAACCATATCTTTTAACCCCAAAAAATAGTAAAGTTCAATGTTTACACTTATATTTGTACCTAATATAAAGGGCAAAAAAAGATACTTTATTGCACCCTTTTGTATGGCCTTAGATTATTTTATTTTATTCAAATTATAAAAACAATTACAATGACAAATAAATTTAAACACATACCAAGTTGGGAAGAAATTGCAGATGAATTAGCAAATCCTCAAAAAATAGAATACCCAGTAATACTCCATAAAGATATGGTCCCTTTTGTCCAAGCGCACCTAGGGGATAAATGCGATATAATTGAGGAATATAGTCCCACGCAGCTTGCAGTTACACTAACTATTGAAAATAGCCTTGATCTGCTGGCAGTATTGCACTCGGGTATAAAATATGGCATAGAATTTCACAAAAAATTTTACAAATAAACTAAACAATATGAAAAAGTATTCAGTTTGGGTTGGCGGTATGTACCTTAATTTAGGGTATGATGATATAATAATTCAAAAATATTAAAAATGAAATCAGTAACAACATCAATACGCAATACAGCAACTAAGGTAAAAGCCCTTCTTAATATGAGTATTGAGGCTAGGGACAATGATGGCTATTTAGTAACTAATATGTGGTATAAAGAAATGAAGGAAATGGGAATAGATGCCTACAAGATAGATGCTACTGACTTCTTTAAGCTATATTCTCAAGGTAAAGTAACTTCAGCTGACGTAATTACAAGGGCAAGAAGAAAGGTCCAAGAGGAATGTCCCGAACTAAGAGGTAAGAATTGGGAAGAAAGGCACAAGGAATCTGAAAATGTAAGAAAAACAATTTAACAAATAAACCAAAAAGGCTGATACCCTACCTATCAATTACAATTATGAAAAAGATAACTATTTTAATGTTAGCCATTACATTGGCTTTGACATCATTTGCACAAGATGAATTTATGGGAATAAAAATAGAAGGTCCCAAGTCCGAAATAATAGCAGCCTTCAAGCAGAAAGGATTCACGCTAACGGAAAATGCTGGCAATATTGTTGTGATGGAAGGCACCATAGCAGGAGGGACAAGTGTTGAATTGGATCTTGCCTTTACCCCTATCTCTCAAGTATGCTGGAAGTTGCTTATTTACTTGCCAAAGCAATTAAGTTGGCCGTCAATACTAAAACAATATGAAGATTATAAGAAAACCCTGACCGATAAGTATGGCAAACCTTCAGATGATTATAGTTTCTTTACAAGTCCTTATTATGAGGGAGATGGGTACGAAATGACAGCACTTGCTATAGAAAAATGTCATTACACGGCCTTTTGGAATGACAAACTAGTAATTGAAATGTCTACTTCTAAGCGAGTATATATAGCATATGAAAACCCTGTTAATGGCAATATATATACTAGGGAAAAAGAACAATTAAAAGCAAAAACATTTTAATATGGCAAAGGAAAAAGTTAGCGTAAAGGAATACATAGATGACCATAACCCAAAATTGACAAGAAGGGGCAAGAAAATGTCGGTAAGCTATATATATAGGCTTATTCGTCAAGATATAAAGGGAGAAGTAGGTAATGACCGAAGGGACTTATGGTTTGATTATGTTCTGGAAGGAGAGAAAGACAACATCTATATTGTAATCAATAAAAAAACTAAAAAATGAAATTGATGATGAACCATTCGGGACCGCAGGAATAACTATCGGGAAACCACACCCTTAACCTCAGCAACCACAACTAAAAGGCCTTCGGGCCTTTTTTTATAAATCTGACCTTCGATACTTCTGCTCCCATAATAACTTAGATAGTATCCTGCTGACCTTTACTACCTTAGTTTCTGACCAATCGGGGTGTATAATATGCAGGGCTTCGTGTATGAGATAAAGTAAATGCCTTTTACCTTTTAGTCGGACATCAAGTTCAATGGAATTAAGCCCCGAATCAGCAAGTCCCCAAGCCTTTTCTTTACCTAATTTCCTATTGCTTACTTTTATCTTCATACTTTTATATTTTCAAGGTCGGGCCTTTCATCTATATTTTTTACGGGGATTCCTGAATTAATACGAATACTATTTAACTGCCTTAGCTCCTTGCAGATACTTTCTACCATAGCAATAGCATCAGAAGGGTGCATCTTTTTAAGGATATTAATAATCTTCTTTCTTAATTCGGTTTGCATTACAATACTTTACCTTTGAAAATGCGTTTATTGTGGAATTGATAATCAATCCCATTGGAGTCAAGTTCTACCATAGCGACCCCGTGGTTCCAGCGGTTCAAAGGCATGAAGGACGGGTGCAATTCACAAAGGGAGCCGATAGACCAAGTTGTTGTTATCTTTCCATCCATATTACTCTCAGTGTGCTCTGATGTAGCGTGGTTATGCCCCTGAAAAGCAGATACCTTGCCCCGAAGGTATAAGCCTCTAGCTATATTTACTGGCACCGATACACCGCCAATATATTCGTGTCCGTGAATACCATTAAGCTCATTTAACTTCATAAACTGATTAGAGGCAATCATATCTATCCCCCTTTCCCTAGCCTTTATTATATTGCTGAATTCAAAGTCCTCAATGCCAATTAATTCGTGGGCCTTCTGCATAAGAAAATGCTCATATCTATTTTCATGGTTCCCACTTTTGAAAAATATCTTGCACTTTAATTCCTTGTTTATTACATCAAAGAAGGCCTTGAGAGTATCTATTTCATATTTGAAGTCGCGTTTTTTCGGATCCTTAATAAATCTACTCAGGTGGTGGCAGTCAATTATGTCTCCGTTCAGTAAAACGGCATCAACTTTTTCTTTTTTCAAATACCTGATTGCCTCGGTTAAAGCTATTAAATTATGGTACGGCAAATGTACATCTGTCATTATTCCTACCTTCTTATATCCCTTTATTATAAATGGGGCATATTCGGTTTCTTCAGATGAAGGGAGATTATAAGGGTTATAAGGCCTATGTGAATCCATTTTAAAGCTATCACTATCTTTAATGTTTCTTCTATCTTTTGTTCCCTTCTTACCTTCTATGTATCTAAGGACACTTCTAGCATCTTCAACATCCTTATATAAGAGAGGATTTTCTTTAAACAATATTCTAGATACTTTAAGGGTAGGCATATCAGCTCCATATTTCAAGCGATACTCCTTAGCTGTTTGGGTTTTTACTGTCATTTGGTTTCTATAAGTATATAGGTATAAATTCCTGTATCCCAATTTTTAACATCATACTTTCTCGCTAGACGCATAGAAGTACCGATAAAATCCTCCCATTGACTTGGGGGTATAGTTTGGCACCCTGCAGAAGAAGTCCCGTAGCTGCCTCCCCTATGTATGTTTATGCCGAACATTCCAGTATCTTCCCCTTTCTCATCTCTAACCACGGTTACCTTGCCTCCCCTTTGGCAAAGAGCCATATATTGTCCTTTGTGCTTATCAAATTTATAAACGGGCCATATGCCAGCCTTAAGATTGGCTATCCCCTTTACAAACCTTCTTGGGTCGCAGTTTCCATTAAACGAAACGAACTCATCTTTAGAAACTATAAATAATGCATCATCATACATTGCCCTATCGTTCCCGTCAGGGTTCCCCATTGTCTTTTTATAGTAGCCTCGAATCCCTACCCAAAAGATATCAGGTATTTTATAATCAGGGTGGGTGGCAAGAACAAGATTAAGTACCTCTTGCTTTGTCATTTGTGGCCTCTTGTCTGGGAGTATTTTCATTTTCGTTTCCTTAAGTATAAATATAATAAAAACAAAATAAGCCCCCAACATATATATAAAATATATTTCAACTTATTTTGATAACTATTTAACTTATCTAATTCATTATACAATCCCTTGTTAGTGGTTTCGCATAGCTTAATCTTAGCACTATCCTCATAGTAGATGGTAACTGATGGTAACCTTACGGGTACCTTTTTAATATAAACTAATGGCTTAGAGTGGACTAATTGAGCAGGCTTTGTAGAATCTATTGTAACTACCGTGATACTATCACAATATACTATAAGAGTAGTGTCTATAAAGGAAGTATCAATCTTTGTAATAAAGCAGGGATAGTTAGTGCGAGTGAAGTCTGCTACTTTTTCGGGGTACTTCTTGTTGATATTAAAAAGCTGCTTATCCGCCTTGTGGGAAGATAAACAGCCTTGTAAGGATGCAAGAAATAGGAAGGCAATTATTCGCCTCATATTCTATGCTGTTTCTTTTTTCATAAATTGGCCATCAGAATTAGTGAACAACTGCTTGCTCAGGTATCCGAAAGCGGCTGCAACGGCTGCCTTAAGAATAGTAGTCCAATTGAAGTCAAATGAACCTGACTGAAGTATTGGTAGGATAAAACCTCCAATGGCTCCAAAGATTGCTGTGATTAACCCCTTGGTCAAGTCCAGCATGTTAATTTTCATAAACGCAGATACTTTTGATAACATGGTTTTGTTTTTTTATGATTAAAATGGGATATCCCTCTTTGCCTGTTTTTTATTTTTCTTGATAGACCAATACCAATTTATCCCTCCGAGGATACCAGTAACTAATGCTACAAGACTACAAGCTATTCTTAAATAAATATCTAAACTTTGAAGTGTGATTATTACCGTACACCAAGATACAAGGGTAAGGAAAGTCCCTACTAATGGGTTATGATGATTTTGCATTTGATCTGCCATTTTTTAATATTTTGTGGCCACTTCCTGTTACTTTGTTTTGCTAAAATAATACTGAATAACAATAAAAACCCTATATTTTATTAAAAACAACTAAAGTAATTCCTTCATCCACCTCTCTATAGTCACCTCTAGGTATATGATACCTATTTTGGGGGTGTAATATTCAACCCCCTCCCATATCCCAGCCCTTATCTCCTCTATATCATCATAAGGATAACTGCTCTTTATATACTCAGTAAGGATTGGATTTACCTTCACCTTCAAAGTCTCCCAAGACTCCTCATCTCCATCTACACATCTTTGAAAAAGGTCTAGCATATTTAATAAGCATACCCGCTGCCAATAGTATTGGGATAAGTGAAATTTCTAATATTTAAACAATCAGTTATTGTTCCGTTAAAGTCCCAAATAGTCCTTCCCCCATTTGCATTTATCCTTGTAAAGTTTGCTAATACATTTTGTTTACAACCTTTAGCTAAATTAAATGATGCTCTATTAACTGAACCTGATGAGGTAAATAAAGGAGCAACAGCTCTATAAGATGTATAACTATTAAATGCCTTATTAACTGTATAAGTTGCAGAAGAATCTAAAGTTGTTGTTGTTGTTGCTGTTGTGTTATTCATATTCAAAGTATCAACGCTAAATCCTCCTATACCTGTAAAGGTTATATTTCCTGTTAATGTCATTTGTCTTGTGGAAGTAAACAAAGAATTTAATCTTATTGTCGTATTTGTATTTGTTGTTACCGTACCCCAATTGATTCCATTGGTATTAAATATTGTATTTGCACCTATTGCTAATGTTGCAGCTGAAGCTACATTGACAGTTCCTGCCGTATAAGTAAATGTACCATTAGCATAACCCATTGTTCCAATAGTAATAGTTCCACTTGTATTTATAACGATACTATTTTGAATACTATTATTTACATTTGTTGTACTAATGGTTCCTGTTCCTATCATATTAACAACAGTAGTTCCTATCCCTGTTGAACCAGGCTGAAAACTTCCCTTGACATAAATGTTATTACCATTCAATGTTATATTTGCAAGAAGATTAAGATTAATAGTTAAATTATCATTCAATGTACAAGTACCTGCACCATCTAATCCACCTGTAAAAGTTTTTCCATTGCTTGTAATTGACGAAGTTCCTGATAATACTATATAGCCTAAACCTCCTATAGTCATATTTGCACCAAATACTATACCTCCTGCTACTTGTAAATTAGCATTAAATGTTAGTGTTGCACTATATCCACTTCCAACAAAAAAATAAGACAAAAAAGCAGTTGTTGCACTTATCGTACTATTAGAATTAGCAGTTACCCCTGTTCCTGTAAAATATACAGAATCAGAAGTTGTAGGAGCAGCAACTCTTATAGTGCCTCCATCTGTGGCAGCCCAATTAGTAATTGGCGAAGCATTCCAATTGGCAGTAGTTCCGCCACCAACCCAATACTTTGTAGCAGCATTAGCATTAAAAGAAATTAAAAGCAATATGATAATTAACAATCTCATTGTACAAATGTATTACCTATTGTGTTTTGGTCATTAAAAGATTTTACATTCAAGCAATCCGTTATTGTTCCATTAAAAGTCCAAATAGTATTTTTAGATGCGTTTACCCTTGTAAAATTCGCCAATATATTAGGAACGCAACCTTGCGTTAAATTCAATTTCGTTCTATTTGCAGAGCCTGAAGAAGTAATTAAAGGAGCAACTCCTATTCTACTTGTATAGCAATTAAATTGTTTATTAACGGTATAAGTAGCTGCCGAATCTAAAGTTATCGTACCTGTTGCAGTTGTGTGATTTAAGTTTAATGTATCAATATTAAAACCCCCTGTACCTGTAAAAGTTAAATTACCACTTGCTAAAGTTGCTTGTCTTGTACAAGTCAATAATGAATTTAATCTTATTGTAGATGTAGCAGCAAAAGTAACAAGATTACCCCAAGACATTCCATTGGTATTATATATCCCTGAATTAAAAGTTATAGGATTACTCCCTCCTACAATAGTTCCTGATGTATAAGTAATGGTAGGAGTAGTTGCTCCTGTTGCATCCCCTAAATTTAATGCTCCTGAAGAACTTCCAAGAGTAATTGTTCCACTTGTATTAAATGTTAATGAAGTTTGAATACTAAATACATTACCTGAATTATGCAATGTTCCTGTTCCTATCATTTGCAAAACAGTTGTTCCTGATATTGTAGTTGTATTTGTTGTAACTAAATTTGTTAAAGTTGACAATGTATTTCCATTTATAGCTACAGTTGTAAAAGTTAAACTATTTGCAGTCCAATTATCAACCAATGTTTTTGTTCCTGTTGATAATGATAAAGTATTGGGAAATGTCTTACCATTACTTGTCATTGTTGCTGCTGCTGCTATTGATAAAGGACTTGTTCCACTACCAAAAGTCATATTTGCTCCAAAGGTAATATCGCCATTTACTGTTAACCCTGTAGCGAAATTTAATTGTGATGAATAACCGCTACCAATAAAAAGAAATGCAACTATTTGAGTGTTAGCAATAGAACTATTTGAATTAGCAGTTACCCCTGTTCCTGTAAAATACACCGAATCGGTTGAAATTGGAGCAGCAACTCTTGTAGTGCCTCCATCTGTGGCAGCCCAATTTGTTGTAGGGGATGCGCTCCAATTGGCATTAGTCCCTCCACCTATCCAATACCTACGCGTTGCGTTAGCATTAAAAGAAACAAATAAAAGTAATATTAATAAATATCTCATACTTCGTCAGAAGGTAAATTTGGCATTATATCAAGTCCTATTTCTCCAAGTCTATCTCTCCTTTCACTTACTGCTCTGTTTGCTATCCCTATAAGAATATCAACATCGCTTTCAGGTCTAAAATGAGCAATAGAAATAATAAATGGAGTATTGTCATCAAATTGATAACGGACTTCCGTTACTACTGTATCAGCATCTTGCTGAGTTTTGCTAAGTATTTCCCAACTTGTTTTCATTAGTTTTTAGTATATTTTATGAACACATTTAATCTTGTTATCGTAGTTGCACTTGTAGCAACAAACTCAATAATATCCCCAGCAGCTACTGTTGTACTTGTCCAACCACTTACCGAAGCCGATGCGCTTGATGCAGATGTCAATGTTGGGCTATTCCCACCTCCTATTATAGATGTCCCACTTCTCTTAACATCTATAACCGCAGAGCCACTCACATCACTATTTAATGCCCATCCTGTTATTGTCCCTGCTGAAGGAATATATACATACCCATAAGAAGTTGAAGCCGCAACGATAACGCCACCTTGTCCATCAATAGTTGTTCCAAATGATGCTAATTTTAAATTACTTAAAGATGAAGTCTTGGCGTAAGGTGAAAGCATGGCTGCTGTATCTGATATATTAAGTTTGTTATTAAATGTTGTCCAATCCGTAGAAGATAAAGCACCTCTTTTAGTAGCTGATGCAGTAGGTAAGTTGAATGTGTGAGTAGTCCCTGAAGAAACTATTTTAAAATCACTTGAATCTGTCCCTGTTACCATTGTTTGAGCAGCACCTGTTAAAGAGTTAATTGCAGTTATTCCTGTTCCTGCCATTATACCACTTTGTTGTGTTACAGTAAGAATTACTGATGCAGTTGATGGAGGAGGATTTCCTGCAGGATTATAAGAAATATAAACAGAAGTATTTGCAGTACTCCAAACAAATTCATAATAATCTCCTGCTACTGCATCTAATAAAAAGTTCCAAGATGGTAATGTATGCCCATCAAATGATCCATGTTTTGCAGGAACTAATACAATCCCTGATGAACCTGCAACATTAACACCATTTTTTCTAAGCCAAATAGTTACATCATGTTCTGCTGATGTAGGATTTGTAAATTGAGCAGACCATTGAATGTTGTAAATACCTGTATTAGCTATTGTAACTCTTGATTCACTAACGATTGTAACCTGATTTGATAAATCAGTCAATCTTAATTTCATTGGATAGCCTGTATTAATAACTGCAGCAGTTTGATTAATTGTATCTTGGAATGCCCCGTAATATCCCAAAGGAGTAGGAGTCGCAGTATTGTTAAGATTACCAGCACCTGTAAGCGTAAGGCCACTACCTATAGTAACTTCCTGCATTACCCCAGTACCTGCTGAATATCTACCAATAAGTTTATTAGTAGCCATAGATGTAGAAATAACAGGGGCCGTTCCTCCACTTGATGTTATAGGGCTTGTAGCTGTTACTCCTGTAACCCACTTCCCTGTTGTATCTATTATTCTTAGATATTTTGTACTTAATGTTGCTGTATCTACTTTTATAGTTCCTGTTGTTGTGATTGGATCTGGAGTATTTGCAATACCGTAGCCTTGAGATATGCTTGTAACGGTTCCTGTCGATGCTGCTGCATTTTTGTATTGATATACCCAAGCACTATTCTTTCTTGCATATATTGAGTCATTAGAACGCTTTAATGAATCAATTGTATTCCCTGCACCTACTAATATAGTTAGCGTATCATAAAAACTACACCCTAAAGGCGTATCAATAGTATTAAGTACATATTTAAATTCTCCATACGCAGTTGGTGTTATTGATAAATATGGCCAATATGAAATTGGAATCGGGGTTGGAGTTAATGTTGGATTAGTTATACCACTGCCTAATTCAGGATATGCAGACCAATAGTATTGAGGATAGCCACTAGTCTCTAACACCGAATTCCTTGGCTGTACATTAAAACTATCTCCAAGATTTAATAAAGCCTTTGATGCGTTAATATATGTTTGATATCTTGGAATTATTGTAGCTGTACCACCTATTATAAAATTAGATAAACAATGGGTTAAAGTGTCATACAATTTGAATTTAAAATATGTCGTTACTCCTATTGGATAAGGATAATAATATCCCAATATAGGGGGACTATTATAACTTGGGGTTCTTGTTTCTGCTAAAAAATTACCTAAAGTATCATACCACCATACTGAATAATTTTTGTTAATACTAGTATCAATATCAATAACACATGAAGGTACCTCAGTTCCACATTGAGTTGATGGAGTAAATCCTGTTCCAAATATATTATAATTGCAAGGGGGATTGCTTGAAGCATTAGCTATTCTTACGTCAGCTCCTATTCTATATACATCCCCATAACTTAATGAATCATAAGCAGAAGAATCTGTTTGGAAAGACGGCACGCTATCTATTCTTAGATTAGCCATTATTAGCCTGTGTGATGAACTATCCCCTTGGTCTGTTACTTGCTGTAAATTTGGAGTATATTGAGTGTATTGATAAATGAAAGAAGTGTCCCCATTTTTCCTAGCATATACAGAATCCCCTATTATTTTTAAAGAGTCTATAGCTATGTTTGTTGAATCTATGTATTGGAATACCCATTGACCATTTTTTCTAGCAAAAACAGAATCAGATACTCTTTTAAGACTATCTATTGGGTGTTGATAAACTGTTATGGTAATTGAATCTAATCTTGAGCAAGACCTATCAGGGTCAGTAGAGAATAAATAATAAGTGTATGTCCCTACTTCAGTAGGTATAACAGGATAATTTGAAATATACCATGTAGGTGTTGGATTTATTATTCCGCTTCCTAATTCAGGGGTTGCAGTTATTGTCCATTGATAATAATTAGCATAATCAAATGTTATTTGGTCTGCTGATAATAATAATGTATCTCCCAAAGTTATGTTTGTATTATTAGCATAAAAATGAACTGAATCTGTTGGAGTTGTTTCTACAATAACCATCCCTTTTTCTGATTCATAAGCACATCCTAAGCTATCAGGCTTGTATGTAGTTACATAAAAAGTATCAGTATTAGTTACAAAAATACTATCTAAATAAGAAACTGAATAGCAACTTGCATAATAATCTCTTTTACCTTCTTTAACTATTTCATTTTTTGAATTACGCCATCTAAAATAAACATTAGAATCGCAATAATTTAGAAATGCAACTACATATCCTCCAACAGGAATGTAACCAACTCCACAAATACTATAAGTAGCACTTGTATAAGGAGTTGGCATTGTAGGGCAATTACCTTTTGTTATTCTTACATCGTTCCCAATTCTATAAACATTATTTGAATCTAAAGCAGTATTTGCTTCCCCATCAGTATTAAATGCGAGGATGCTATCTATTTGAAGATTTGCAATTGTTATTTTATTTGTTGTAATACTTCCCGAATCAGTTACCCTTTGTAAATTCCAATTTTCAAAAGCGGGAGGGGTTGGAAATTCGGCTCTTTTTAACGTATCATTTTCAAAAACTGCCATATAAGAACCTGATGAAGTTATTGGCAAATTTGTAGTAGGATTTAACCAAACCGATTTTCCCATATGATATATAGGAGCATTGTCAGAACGAAGTGTTATCCCTTCATTACCAACTGATTCTATTTTAATTCCGCCAACATTTGGCGTTGCATTTTTTAGCCACAAATTATTCAAACCATAAATATAAGAATTAATTGCATCAAGTTCAAACTCCTTTAATGGCGATATAATTAGCTTAGATTTTAAATAATTATTGCCATATCCATAAATAGTAGTTGTATTGCTATCCAACATTCCACCCAATCCAATGCTATCAGTTCCCGATAAACCATTATATCCTTTTTTAGTTACACCCGTTCCTACACTATCTTTAATTTGATATGTTATACCATTTCTTTTATAATAGATAGAATCCTTTCCTGTTTTCCTATAAATAGTATCTACAAAATTACCTACTGATCCTATGCTATCTTTAATAGCATATCTAATCCCATTTATTTTAAATATTATACTATCCTTTCCTGAAGTTCTATATATGGTATCTACCGCCCTTGTTATAGAAGAAGAACCTCCCACTTGCAACCATCTCTTAGGACTACAAGCCCTATACCATAATAAGTTCCCTGTGTAAGTAAATATTATCTTACCACAAGAATCTAAAGTGTATGCTGCATTTGCAGCTATTGTGTCTTTGTAAACGGGAACCCTAAAACTACTCCCTGTAAATAGGTTATAATCAAATACGGTTATCTGATTGTTTGACCTGTAGCTTATTGGCTGCGCTATGCCTTCAAATGAAAAAAAAAACAAAAGAATTATTACTAAGTACCTCATATGTTGTTTGTTTGTAATACTACGCTAAATTGTGGATTCCCTGAGAAAGCATTAAATCCAGGGAGTGTTATCTTAATACCTGTTGCAGTATATATAAAAGCATTTTGTGTATCTGTGTACCAATTAGCTGAATACTGATTAACGTATATCATTAGTTTATCTCCCACTATATCGGGATTATTATAAGACACTCCATCAAGAGCAAAGTCATTACCTGATATAACGAATGGATATATGTTAACAGTTTGTGGTACTGGGTTTACTACTCCCCCGAATATTACCTGTGCTTCAAGGGCAAACTTACCACACATCCAATATAGATAGTCAGAAACCCCATCTATTGTGGGGTTATTATAGGCTGTTACACCTCCTGAAAATTGTGTTACTGATGCTTGTATTGGCATTATTAATTAATTATGGGTAAATTCTTATTTCAACATAAACATTAGAAATAGTTGGGAATTGATATAGCATTGCATTAATATCAAATAATGATACCCCTAATCGAGTACTAGATACTACCTGACCAGTGGTAGAATAACAATGATTATATGCGATAAAATTACCAGGTATAACTACAGTTTTTGCATTAAAAGGGCCACTAGCCATTACAGCAGATGGTTGATCGGCAACAGTAGTCCATGATATATCATTTACCCCATCCCCAGAGCCATCTCCAATGGTATTATATAATTGAGTTGCAGTTACAATAGGCAAGCTAAGTATTCTAGAAAACTGCAAAAGAGCAGCATAACAAAGATATGGTAATTCAGGTGTTGGCGTTGGTATAGTTAAAGTAACCTCTCCTTGTGGATTAGCTGTATTGCCATTCACACTAAGCACTACTGTACCATCTGCATCTGGCATTGTTAGTTTTCTATCTGCATTTATTCCATTAGCATCTAGCCTCATATTAGTAGTGCCATCTTTTGTAAATACTAATTGATTATCAGAATCAGCACTTGCATTTTTACCCAGTAATGTAACATGGTTAAATGGATTACTGACCCCTGCCATATAACCTAAAGCATTTACACTTGTGCCTTGATTATCTTTTGCCGCTTCATATCCAAGAGCATTTACATCATCAGCATTTAATAAATTGGAAACAGCAGCTCTATTACCAAAAGCATTTACATTATTACCAGAATTATCAAATGCCGCTTCCCTTCCAAAAGCATTTATAGCTCCCCCAAGATTTGATTCTGTTGCGCTATATCCCATTGCATTTACATCTCCCCCATTATTCCCCAATGCAGCAGCTCCCCCAAAGGCATTTACATCTTGGCCTTGATTATTTAGCCCTGCATTTTCCCCCATAGCATTAAGGTTATCGCCATTATTAGCATTTGCAGCATTGTTGCCTAATGCATTAATATTAATTCTTAAGTTTCCACTAGCTGCATTAGTGCCAAAAGCATTTATGTTTGTAACTCCACCAGCCATAGCTGTACCTGCTGTTGTTCCCTGAAGGTTAATCCCATCTACTAGGTCGTGATTATTATCAAGTACCCCTTGTAAAGTTACTTGATTGTCTATATAATCTTTAACTGCAAGTACACTTGGGTATTTAACTATACTTGTACCATTTGCTATAAATTCAGCTTCTGATATTACTTTATTATCTGTTGTTTCTGGAGGATTTATAAAACCTGCAATATCTAAAATATCCCAATTTGCAGTAGTTTGTCCAGGCGTATTAACAAGTGCTCTTACACTTTGCCCTGGGACAACAGGTATAGTATCTAAATAACCAGCAGCATCAATAAACCATAAATCCCCTTTTAAAACAGCCCCAGCAGTTCCGCTACCTCCTGTTGATGGATAAGCCCCTGGGCTTACAACTCCTGGAGTATAATTCCCCCTATCATCTAATAGACCTACTACTAACCCATCTGCATATGTTTTTACAGCAATTGCTGATGGATATTTTACTGTACTAGTCCCATCTGCATAAATACTTTGAGTAATATTACTTACTTGTTGTATCCCTCCAGAAGCAATTACACTAATTAAACTTGTTAGATTTGTTTGATAAGTAATTCCTTGATATACTATAGGGAAAATAGTATCTAAATTGTAGGTTGCCCCTATAAATGGTAATTGCGAAATTTTAATGTTTGCCATATTAATATTATGTTGTTAGGTTGTTATTATTTTGTGCAGCAATATTTATTGATGTTTCTGTTGATATAAAATTAGCTGTAGATCCTAATACAATATATAAGTGATTGGAGTTATTGATATTTGCTCCAGATCCCTCATTTGCGATTATTGTTATAGATGTCTGACCTGCTGAATATATAATTTGATACCCGTATGTATTTAACTGCATACTTGTAGCTAATCCTTGAGCAATATTTGCTGCTGTGGTATCGGTTATAGATTGTATATATGTACCGAGTATTATAGTCCCGTATTGAGGGTCATCTACATAAACGGTTATTATATCCCCTTCATCTCCTATTGCATATATATTCACAAAACCTACTGCTCTTACTTCTGCTACATCAGGGAAGGCTGCCCACTCCCATCTTACAGCATCTGTAACCATAGCAATAGTTCTGTTCATATCCTGAGAGAGCCTATCCCCATACACCTTACCCTCATCTATGTAGTTCCCAGAAAGGTATGTGCTTATATCCCCAAGTTTAATTATCTCCGATATGGTCAAATGAGCCATTAAAAATAATTTAATTGATTATTCATCATAAAAGTTGCTCTATTAAGGCAAGTTTGTGAACCAAAAATGTCATTCCCTATTTGAACCGCATTAATCGCCCCTATGATATTAGCCCAATATGTTGCCATATTAGTCCAGTATCTATTGTCCTGAATTACGTTAAAGGTTTGGCTTTGAACTTGAATCAAGTAGTAAAAGAACTGCTGATTAAATTGAGAAAAGCAAAAATTAACTGCCTTCTGGTATAGTACATTATTAAATGTATCTAGCCATTCAACTCTTACATTTACTGCCTGATCGGTAGTAAGTATGTCAAGGGTTATAGATGGGTTTGGGTATGCCCAGGGCGTATAATTAGTTGTAACTCCCGCAGGTACCAAAAAGGCACTTTGTGATGTTTCTACATACACTCTCCTCTTGGCAATATTTACATCAGAACCTGTTGAGGTATCTGTAATAACAATATTGCTTGGAGTAGCAGGGGTTTGCGATACGCTAAAATTAGGTACTAAAGCCATTATTTTGAGGTATTATTACTTTCAAAAATATACAAAAAGACTTGAAATTATAGTCGATTTTGTTTAATATATAATTATTTAAAAGCCCTTTTTTCAAATTCGTATATCCAGTTCTTATCTGTTTGGTCTATTGTCTCTAACTGGTTAAGGAATGTGCTGTACTCAGATACGGCTTCTGTCTGAATCTTTCTGAACTGCTGAAGGAAGTCAAAGGTGGCGTAATCCCCCTTTTTAAACACTTCCCCACTTACTTCTTCATATGCTTCATATAGGTCATATTCTTTTTCATATGCCTTTTCTATGGCATCTACTAGCCCTGTTACTTTTACAGGTGGTTCAATAGGCATTAGGGATGGTTGTACATTCCAGTCAGTTAGATACTTTTGAACAATTTGAGAATGAACCTGCTCATCAAGAGCCTCATCATTAAAGTACTTAGCAGCCTTTAAGAACCCTACATTTTCGCAATAATTTGCTACTTGTCTGTAAAAGTAATAAGCCCCATACTCGTCATTAATTCTTTCATTTAGCATCTTAGCTATTTCTGGAGATAGTTTTTTTGGTGTCATTTGATTTTTATTTTTTATTAAAATGCTTTTTTGTATGTTACTTTAGGATTTTTATCTATTAAATTTAATTCATACTTAGTTTGATTTTGAGCATCGCTAAATATTGAATTTATTTTGCTTTGTAATGCTTCAATTGGCAAATCTTCTCCTTTAATATATTCCCCTTCTGATGTTTGATACGTAGCATTTAGCATATCATTTAAGCCATCATGATGAGTTACTGTACCCTCAGAATTAATTACATCCCACCCGTCATTAAAATTAGCCTTTACTTGAGGTACAAATTTAGTGTAATCTTCTGGAGACATAACCCCACTCTCTGTAGATACTTTATATTGTTTTATGTTCCCTATAGTTGGTATTTTAATTCCTTTTTCTACTAAAATTTTCTCAGTGCCTTTATCGCCTATTACTTTTTCAGGAGATGCACCTGCAAAATCTCTTTGATCTTTTACATTTATACCGACAAAAGAAGGCAGTGTTGTACTTAATAAGGCAGATGTACCATCTCTTTTCATATTATCTGCAATACTTTGCATAGAAAGAGGAACAAAGAGCTTTGATACTTCTGACTGAACTGTAACTGGCTGTCCTGAGAAATCTTTCATTCCAGACATCATATCTGTAACTACTCCAGAAACAGGAGTTAATTTGCCACGGAAAAAATGCAAAACATTGGCTCCTCTATCTTTTCTACCACCAAATTCTTGGAACTTTCCATCTCTTGTTACACCTCCAGCAATTGTTTGTGCTACTAATCTTACATATTGGCTAAACCCTCCAAATATATTATAGCTCTTGTCCCCAAATTTAATGTCCATAAAACTTTGGCTTGTGGGATCGTTATCTACTTCTCCTCCAAATATTTTAGCAAATGAATAAGATATGGCAACCCCTGTAGCTACAAACATTCCTAATGTCTTAATTGCTTCTACTCTCATTTCTGGAGTCAATTGACGATAATACCCCTTTGACCCACTTTTTGGGATTAATGAAACTAAGTCTGAAATACCAAGTAAATTCAATCTTGATGCCATTAATCTAGGAGACCATATCCCTGCCGTTACTAATTCATTTGCCTTTTGAATATGCTCATTTAATTTACCCCTTCCTGTTTCGGTATTTAACATATTTGCTATATCCTTATATGATTCAGGGCTATTTTCAAATGTTTTACCTTCAGATTGCAATTTTTGAGCATACTCTGTGAAGGCAATAGCTCTCATATTATTACCAAGACTTGTAAAGGCTCTTTCAAATGGAGATAGTAATGTATTTAAAACTTTATACTCCTTGCCTTTTATTTTTACTGTAATATCCAATGATTCCCCCGCAAATGCTTCTTCATGCGCCTTTGCCTTTAATGATTGAGGCTCTGTTATATCTAATCCAGACTTAATCATTAAATCGTAATATGGGCTGTTATGTAATTCTGCCAAGTGCCTTTCATACATCTTTTTACTTAAAGCATCTTGAATATGGAGCTTAAATGCTTTTGCACCTGTAAATGGTCTCCTGATTGTTCCTACCAATGTTTGCATAAACAAAGAACTATCATCTATACCCGTAACTATTTTTTTGGTAGTATTAGCTAGTTTAGACCCAAATTCTTGAGCCTTTTTAAATTTGCTCATTCTAGCTTGCTCATCTTTTAATATCTCTATTTCATATTCGTGTATTGCATCTTGCTTGGCAGTATATGAATCTATTAACTCTTGATATAGCTTTGGATTTTTCTTTTTAAATTCTTCATTATCATATGGAGATAATGGCTTTGGCTTTTCTTCAAAATCCTTATTCTTTATTTTTTCTTCAATCTCTTGCTGTTTCTTTTTATTTGCTTCTATTAATCTTTTTACTTTTGCTTCTTCTGAATATTGGTCTACTTTTTTATCCTTTTTTAATTTTAATAGTTCTTCTCTAATAGCAGTTAGCTTTTGGTTTTTTTCTCTTTGTTGTTTTTCACCTTTAGGCTCCGCAGACATTACGCGATCTAATTCATTTAATAATTTTTGCTCTACTCTAATATCTCTTAAATCTTCTTGTAATTTTGTTAATGGAACCTTCTCCTTGCTATATTTACCTGCTATAACATCTTTAATATCGCTTTCTTCTATCCCTGGTATAATTTCTTTTATATCTTCTTGTGTTCTTTTTGTTACTTCCGATAGTTTTGCTCCTACTTCCTCTACGTGAGACTTGACTATCTCCATAATTAATTTAGCCATATCTATAGTCAATGCAAAACCTTCTACCCCTCCATCTGAAACTATGCCTAATTTATTTATAGACTCAATATACTTTTGATAAGTCTCTTTTAGCTTGTCTTTATATTGTTGTCTTTCTGCTACGTAATCTCTTTTGCCATTTTTATAAACATTACCTTCTTTAGCCTTCCCGCCTATTACTTCTTTTCTAGTTTTCAGTAATTCATTTTCTGCTTCTAATTCAGCTATCTTTTTAGTAGCCTTATCAAAAATTTCATTATATGTACTAATTTTTTCCTCAAATTTTGCAAACGATTTTTTTACTTCTTCAATTTGTTCTTTAGTAAGTGTATCAGTTCCGTTTGCTTCCATTTTTGATACATAAAAATCAGTTATACTAGACATAGGTTCCGCATTCCTCTTTAATGATGCAAGATTTTTACCTGCCTGACTTGATGCCAAATCTGATGCCTTTACAAATCTTTTAGCTTTTTGAAGTGTTTTTTGAGTGGGATTGTTCCGAAGTTCTGCATCAATAGTAGCTGCGTATATTTTCCTTATTGAGCTTTCTACAGGAGTTGTAGCTTCGCCTCTTTCCATTTTTTGGATAAGGGGCTCCATATCATACCCATTATCAATAAGTTTTTTTGCTTCGTTATCCCATTTTTCAAAAGATTCTGGGTTAGGTTGTCTTTCAGGCATACCTAATTCTGCCCTTCTTTCTTTATTTTCTTTTATTGTAATACCTCTTATTGTTTCTCCCTTTTCAGTGGCAAGTACATCTCTAACAGATCCTTCGTCAAAATCTCCCCAAGATTTATCCCAACCATCTTTCATGAATTTAACTGCCTTCTCTATAGCCTCCTCAATAGATATCTTGGCCCTATTAGCCTCTTTAATTATCTTGACGGCCCCATTAATTAATTCTTCAATACCCATTCCTTTTTTACTTATTTCTCTTAAATGCTTTGGGATAAGTAATTTTTTGAGGGCCTCCGCTTTTTCATCTAACTTTTTCTCAAATTCTTCTATTTTGGCTTCTTTTGTTGGTTTAGCCTTTTTTTCTTCGATTCCTTTACTAGTTTTACTAACAATGCTTTCTTTTGTAAAGTAGTTAGTCTTGGTGGGTGGTTCATATTTTTCTGATTTAATTGTTCCATCTTCATTTACGGTAACATCAGTCCCGTCTGATAATTTATAATCCCCTGGCTCAAAGCCATTTGTTTCTGAATATAATCTATTATATTCTTCCTCTAGCTCTGCTTGTGATGCGTATTCTTTTTCTACTATTTGTTTTATAGCTTTTTGTTCTTCAGCTTTTCTTTGAAATTCTTGATCTATAACTACATTAGCTATATCTCTATTTAACATTAATCCTGTTAATTTTTCAAACTTATCTGCCGCCATTACTGCATCTTCAGATTCCATTAGTTTCTCTGCATTACTGCTATTGGGAAATCTAATCATAAAGCTAGCTATATCTTCTGGCGATATCTCTGTACCCTCCCCCTCTGGGAAATAGTGATAAGACATTTCGTGAGCCATAACATCTAAAGGCGTACCTTTTGTATTATTAAGGTATCTTTTAGCTATCCCTAATGTGATATAATTTTTATCACTAAAACTTTTAAAACTTTTGTTTGTAGTCAGCCCAACCCCAAAATCAGCTATCATTGCCTCTGTTGTAGTTAGATTAAACGTAGTAGGTTCTTGGTTTACGAAAAAATTGGCAAGTTCATATGGATTTTCTGATTTTTCAACAAAATCATCATTTGAAGATATTTCTTTACCCGATTCTTCTGCTTTTTCTTCTGCTGTTTTCCCTTTTGTAAAATCTATACTCCTAGCATATTCTCTTAATGCTTTTTTCTCAGTTTGTCTAGTTACCTTTTTGCCTTCATTAGAAAAAACTTCGGCCAATCCTGACTTATCATTTATTATAACTATTTGTCTTTTATTCTTTGTTACAAAAGGTTTTTCTTTTGTTGGCTTTTCAAATTCTTTTTTAGATACTGCTGTTTCTTCAACACTTTTTTCTGCGGGGCCTTTTTGGGTGGGTAGGGATTGTTCTACTGCTTTTAGTTTTTTATCGTATTCAGCATTTATATCATCCCATTTTTTTAATTCACCTTTCCAATATTCAACATTTTGTTTTGTATGGTCATATAGTTCGTCTTTTTTATCCATTTCGGATAAATCTTTTTCATACATATCAACTGCACCCTGCAATGCTTTTCGTTGGTCTTTTAACTCCTCTTTTGCATTATCCCGAAGAATAGCCATATCATCTCCTAAGGACAGCCTTTCAATATTTTCGTTGTATGTGTGAACATTTTTTCTTAATTCTTCTTCCCTTGCTTTATTTATACTTTCCACATCTCCCCCTACACCACTACCTTCTTGTGTTTGTTCTTTAGATAAAGATTGTTCTTTTTTTATGTTTTCTACAACTTTGTCAATCAAAACGGCATTAGGAACTCCTTTTGGGTAAATTCTATCTAATTCTTTTGCCACCGCAACTGCTTCTGCTGCATTGTCAAATTTAATATTTGCCATAGGGACTTCGCTTTCTTTACTCCCTACGTTTAATAGCACTTTTCCACTTTTTAAATCGTCATTTACTCTATGCTTGTCTGTTTCAAAATAAACATTAGCACCTGTTCCTAATTGCCTTATGGGTTTCACATTTTCTTGTGGCTTTACTTCTTCAGCTGTAACTTCTTCAACTTGTCTTGATTGTGTCAAAGCTTTTTCTCTAGCAACTGCATCAAATTCGCCTAATTTACCAGTAGCTTTTTCATAATCAGCAGCCATCTTTTTAAGATTATCTGGTAATTCTTCTGGCCCAACTTGTTCATCATTCTTATCCCTTATTTGAATCTCATTATCATAATCTGTTTCTATTGTATATCCATTATTTTGAAACTCCCTTTCTATGTTAACCATTTCATCGGTTATTGGAAGCATTTGTTTTATTGTTTCTTTTTCTTCTATGCCTGTTATAGCAGGGCCTAAATCTACTTCCCCTTTATTAATTTCGGTAGTTTTACTTGGTTCTTTAGGATCAGATATTGTAACATTATCGCCTTCTATTTTTTCTATTTTGCCAAGTTTTCCTTCTTTTGTACGAACTATATCTCCTAATGCTAAATCTCCTTCATTTTGATATGGCCTTCCTGTAGCTTCGTCTACTTCATATTTTAAAGGCTCATTTGTATTTGTTATATTTTTTATTTGTTCATCTATAGCTTTTATTCTTTGATTATATACATCTACTTGAGTAGGGTCTTTTGTTTTAGCTTCTTCTGTAAGTTTATCTTTTAATTGGATAAGCCCTGCAATTGAAGATTGTGATTCAGGGGTAAGCCCATCTGCCACCTTAGTTTTAGCTTCTCTATGGCTATCAATATCTGATACTATTTTATTTTTAACTTCTGGAGTTATATTCCCTAACTTTTCATTTGCATCCAATACTGTATTAATAGCTTCTGGACTTTCTTGAGATAACCCATCTACTAATGTATTTTTAAATAACTTAGGTACATTAAGTAAGTTAGAAGCCCCTGCCGATAATATATGTAACGCACCCCCTACTGTCATGCCTCCAGCTATAGCTTGAGCTGTTTCCTCAACTACTTCCTTTGGAGTTACATGGTATCCTTGAGCTGCTTGTATCCCTTTTTCTGTAAGTGTTTTGGCCCCGCTAACAGCTCCAAGATTTACACTTGACGTAAGTGTTTCTTTAGCTACTTTTTCTAATGTGCTTTTAGCTGCATTACTAAATGGCTTTAATCCTCCACCTGTTAAAGCTACGTTTTCAAGACCACCTAAAACACCCCCTATTACGCCACCTTTTTCTGCCTCTTTCATTGCAGAATACTTATCCATACCAGCAGCAAGATTTTTATTATACCTATTAGTAACCTCATTAAAAATTCCTTGATTAACTGCATCTTGTCCTGTGAATACAAAAGACATTACTGCTGGCAATCCTACTAATGAAGCCCCAAGACTTTCTGGAGCAGCTGCTACTATTGCAGCTCCTGCTAGACCCCCTACAATTGCGTTGCCTGTGAATAACGCATTTTCTCCTATAAATTTACCTGCTTCTCCTAGTTGAGTATTTTGTTCGCTAATATATCCTCCTAAATCTAGTTTTGCTTTTTCATTTTGCTTGTCATCAAGATATTTTATCTTTTGATCAGTTGTCATTTTATTTGCGAACTGATCAGCTTCTTCATTTCCTTTTATAGCTTTATCAAAATTCTTACCTAAAGATTCAATAAACCCAATATTTCTTGATACCCCTAATTCTTGCGTTGGTTTCCCTTTGTCATCTTTACCAAAATGAACAACAACAGAAGCATCCCCATTATTAATGTTATTTTTAATTCTTTGTTTTTCTTGATTATATACAGCTGAATATTTTGGAGTAACTATTCCCTTGGCTTTTAAAGCTCTTTCAGTAGCATTATCTGCTGCTCTATCAATACTAGAATGGCCCATAGCTCCTGCTACCCTTTCATCTACTTTTGGTAATCTTGTATTGTCAGAAATGACTTTATCCTGAGCCATTTTAGTCCAATCCTCTGGCTTTTTAGCAGGGGTATTGGCTAGTTGGCTTATTATATTATAATTTACCTTAGCTAAAGGGAAACCTTTAGGAGCTGTCTCTTTATCTTCTTTTAATGGTAACGGAGATGGTGTAGGGGCAGATGGCTTGCCAGTAGGCTCGCCAAGATTTTTTTTTTCAGACATTAACGAATAGAACTGAGTTTCATCACCTCCTAGATTAACGTCTGTAAATCCTTGTGCTCTTAATGCTTTATGAAGTGATGTAGCATTTTCTTTATTTTGCATAAGTTTAGCAAATGTAGCTTCATCACCCCCTAGATTAGCGTCTGTAAATCCTTGACTTTTTAATGCTTTATGAAGTTCTATAGCATTACTTTTTTTGATAGCAGGTTTAGGTTCTCCTTGCTGAACTTGTTCTCCCTGTTGCATTGTATCTTCTATAATCTCTGCCATTATTTTTTATTAAACTTGATTAAAGGTGCATTAGGATCTATTCTTCCCTTTTTAGCTTCTTCTGCCTTGCTACTAACTTCTGCCTTAAATTTAGTCGGAGCATTTTGTTTTGCCCATCTGTCGTTTGCAGCTTCTCTACTAATTACTTGTCTTTCTCCTTTACTATTCTGCCCAAGCCAATCTCCTGTAGCTGGATCTTGATAATATACTTTTTCAGTTGTTGTGGTGCCATCTGCATTTTTAAATGCCAAATCTACAGGTTTAACACCAGCAGTTATTACTGCTAACCTTTGAGGGTCTGATTTTCGAGCTATAATTACTCTCATTGGTCTATAAGTGTTCTCTCCAATTGGTTTAACATTCAAGTCTATCCCTTGTTCTTTTGCAACAGTATCTGCTATGTTTTCTATCGCAACAGGAGTTTTATCACTACCTGTTCCTTTTGATGCTCTTGGTACTCTAACAGCTAATCCTTTTTCTTCTGTTGGTTGTGAATATTTTAATAAAAAATCAGCTGCTGCTGCTTCTTTAGCATTTTCAATAGGCTTCCCATAATATTTTTGGAAAATAGGATCTGCCTTTGATAGCCAATAAGGATCGTTATCTTTTAATGAATTATATGTTTTTCTCCCTCTTTTATGAACCATGTCAATGGGCTTGTCTTGTATTTCAGCCATAACTCTATCTGCCCCATCTTTTAAAACTTTATCACTAAATGCAAGAGTATTAAAATGTTGCCCACCAACTACTTTAGTGGCAACAGTTTGCCTTTTATTATCTCCAATACCAAAATCTAATAACTTATCCCTTTCATTTTGGTCAAAGGTAGATACTGAATGGCTTATATCTCCCCAATTAAATTCTGTACCTCCTTTATCTGAATAGTTAGGGTCGTAAAAATTCTCTTTATAATGCCTTGGGTCATTTATTGGACGAGCTACTCTTGCTTGAGCTTCCATATCATCATCATTAGGATCATATGTTCCATCAAATTTAGCTTTCTGTAATTCATTGTCGAACTTAAGTTGGTTCTTTGATTGCTGTATTTTCCCAAGAATTTCTCTTTGCATACCTTCAAACTCCATCCTTGCTGCCCCTCCCTTATTAATTTCGTTTTTATTTTTAATCCCGTATTCTTGCCAATTCTTTATATCATTAAGAATACCATCTCCCTTTTTAGCTATTACTTTACCATTAATAATAACATCTTCTGGATTAACTAAATCTACATTTCTAGCACCTGTTTTAGTTATTTGTTTATTTAGATCATCATAATATTTAGTATATGCTTCGTCCTTTGCTTTTTTCTTAGCATCTAAAGCTTTTATATAGGGAGTTGGGTCAAATATTCCTTGACCTTCTGTATATATACCTCTTGGAAAAATAACTGCCATATTTTTATTTATTATTGTGGTTGCCCATATACATCAAAAGTATATCCTCTACTTGGTGTTGTCATTGTTGTTGGGAATGCTCCAGGAGATGGAGTTGTTCCATACTGCCTATTATTATAATACGAAGGAGCTGGGGTTGTATTTTTAGGTAAAGGTGTTTTACCAGCCTTACCAGCTCCACCATCCCCCATATTAGTAGCTGCTGTAGATAACCCTGAATACACATTTTGTAACCCTTGATTCATTAATTGAGCCTTTTGTGCCCACTTTTGCATTACTAAATTAGTTTTTGCATCTTCTATTCTTTGTCTTTCTCCTGCCAATGATCTGCTTGCATATCCAAGATTTTGCAAGTCCCTTGCAGACATATTTTCAGCTTGGCCAGCTGCATTTGCTAATTGAGTCATACCTCTTTGGTTTATACTCCCAATAGCTCCTGCGTATCCACCTTTTAACCCACCAGCTTGTAAAGCTGTAGTTTGGGCAGCTATACCTCTATTGGCCTGATTAGCCATATTTTGATAATATGTACTTTGGTAAGGGTTTGCACTATATCTTGATAAGGCTTTGTTATAATAATCTAAAATGCCTGTATCCTCTTTCATCCCTTTAACTCTAGCCTCTGCTTCTTTTCTTGCTTTTGCAGCCTGTATAGCCCCAAAAGCTGATTGGGCTAAACCTGTACCTGCCGTTATTAATCCTAACGTTAATGGCATATATATACTAATTTAATTGCGTTTTCTATATTTGATTCACTTTTATTCATTCCACATTTTATTAACCAATTAACAGCCCTTTCATTTCTTTCCCACATATAACTTTCGAAGTTGCCGTTAAATTTACTTTTTATTATTTCAAAAACCTTCTCAAGTTTTTCTTTTTTTCTAAACATTTTATTAACTCCAAAACTTACTAGAATGTTTTTATAATTAGCCCCATACCCTACCAATATATCATCAACCATTAAATCATAAAATTCACACTCCCCAGTCTTGTCATATTCCAAAAGTTTTTCATAAATACTCTGAACTAATTCTTTCGTACTTAACTCTTTATCTTTTGGGTCGCAATATCTTGATATATCTTCATCATCCTTAAACGCATACATTATTTTAGAATAACTTATCATCTATTTGTTAAAGGTGAATCAATATATTTCAAAGATACTATATTTAATACCACTAAGGTAGAGGGAGATATTTTACGGAATGTTGGTATAATATACTTTCCCTTCATCGTATCTCCTCCTAGTATTCCCCCTTGTGAATTTATATCTCTTAATATTGTGGCTTCGTAACTACCTTCCAATTGGGCAAAGTCAGAATCTACTATATTAGTAGTTTGCTTTGTTGTGCCATAGCTATTAAGGTCAGTTTCCATATTGGGGATATCCCATAATGTACTGCTTATTTCAGATACGGCTAAGAAGGTCTTTTTCTGATAGGGATTTTCATTAAAAACGGGCGTAATTGAACTATCTGCTGTCGGGGCACCATACCAAGTATTATATGGGGCATTGTTATGTACATATACAATCCCATCTTTAAATGACATTAAAGTAGTACCTAGTGTTACCATCATTTCTGGGTATAATGTAAGGAATGTTTCAAAGTTCCCTATTTCTTGGTCATATACGATTGTAACTTCATTATTTGTTACACTTGGGCCTAGGGCTAATATATAGTTACCTAATCTTTGGTCAAAGGCCCCTATCATAGTTCTGCCATCAATATCTCCTACTTGAGCATTTGCCCAGCTATTTACCTTATTTGTTGCAGATATAAATTCCACACCATCTTGACTTGCCCTACAAATAGCTCCCTTAATATTTGAAGTAAAGAAATCTGCATAGTTAAAGGAAGCCAAACTTTCAGGGTTATCCCCTATCCCTACATCCCCTTGATAATATTGGACAGGATTTAGTAGCTTATCAGATATAACCAAGTTCTCGCTATCCAAGTTTTTAACCATCTGCTGATACAAGGGCACCATTCCCACCTTTAGCTTTTGGAACACCCTCATAAACCTATCCCTAATTTTAAACCTCATTATATCTCCATAAGTATAATCGTATTGGTCAAAATCATCAAAATAAAATCTATTAAGATTATTAGTATTTGAATTAGGTTGGTATGGCTGCCCAAAACGTACTAGTGTTGAATAGTATGCTTCTTTTGCATTTTTATCAATAATATTTGGCCTGCCACTAATACTATTTACTGCACTTATATAACTATCTGTTACGTTTCTATCAAGTGGGAAAAAAGATAATGAAGTTAGCAAATTGTACATACTATTATATTCAAAATACCTTTGCCTTAAATAAATGTCCCCCTTATAAAAATTAAATTCAGCTGGTATGCCTGCTGTAAAATCTTGAACTGTAACAGAACCAAGATGAGATCTATCTGGAGTTTCTGGATTTAATACATAATATTGTTCCCCAAATTCATAATATATTATTTCATTTTTGGGTTGATTTGTTCTATATAATTGAATCATATAGTAATACGCAGGATTAAAAGCTCCTGGTATATTAAAAACACCTTTTCTATCTACTTTTATATATGTTTTGCCTGTTGTTTGTTGCCCATTTATAAAAGGATCAGTTACAATACCAATAACCTGCGTATCATATGTTTCTGGGAATAATGTAAATGGAGCTAAATCTATTCTTTTAATAATTCTAACTCTATCCCCATCTTGGAACGACCAACTGCATACGGCAGCTGTTGTAGGAAATGTTTCCTGTTGTAATTTTAAAAATGATAAATCAAAAAAAATATAATGTGGATCTTGTATATCTGCCTGAACAAACCAATATAAAAACTGCGTACTTTCTTGAGTAAGATAAAATTGAAAACTATGAGCCCACAAGGGTGGTCTATGATATACTTTTGCATTAATATAAGGCAACAATACTTGCCCTGCATTATTTTCAGAGTAAGAAGGCGTACTTATTGACTCATTCCATAATATCCCATTTGTCTTACCTTTCTTATCAAAGTATGCTATCCCTATATTTCTTTCTGTATTAAATAAAAATGTAGCAAGTGGATTATCCTGTATAGTATCTCGTGGATATTTGATAACTTCTCTACTATGTATATATCGATTATTTTTATAATAACCTATTATAAGTGTACCTCGAGAATTGTAGCCTGTGTTAAATAGATACACTGGGACCCCCCACCCTGTCAATTGACCTGTATTATATATATTTTGAGGTATAGTCGCAGTAGTATCTGTAAGAGTAGTTGTATAAGAAACTAGTAAAGTATCACTGTTCGCTGAAGGTTTTTTTACCCATAATTCTATTGTTGTACCAGCAGGTGGCAATCCTGTAAAATAATATTTTGTAATTGGTCGCTCAGTAAGCCCATTCATAGTACCAGTATCAAAGGGTCTTATAGACATACTACCCAATCCAGAATTGCCTGGTCCTGCTGGTATTTTTAAAACATCAACAATAACATTGGGCGATAATATTCTATCATACCCTTCTGTTATCGCTCCATATACCAATACATTACCATTCGCTAATTCTTGAGCCTTTGCATATGTGGGAACATAATCATAAAGCTGAACGCTTTCGTTAATATCTACGTTTGGATATGTAGAATCATTGTAAAAGTAAAATGCTATGTCAAGATTATCTACGCCATCTAAATATTCTATTTGTACACTAGAAAATAACCCTGCCGTAAGTGGATCTACGGTTATGACTAATGAATTATTATCTACTATTGCTGGAAGTGTACAATTTAATAATAAATCATTTACAAGATCAGTAATTGACCACCCTGCTTGAATAACAGAACTAGTAACTATATAAGGAGACCCAGGCAAATAGTATATTGTTACTTTTGCCCCTGGGATAGGAGTTCCAAAAAAGTTTATTCTTGTAACTTGTACGAATGGTGGCCCTACATCTATATTAGAATATACTGTATATTCTACTTGCTTATTTAATGTTTCAATTATCTGAAAGTCGGACCAATCGTTTGTCTTATTTACATAAGACATCATTAATTCAATTCTCTTAACATCCTTATCTCCTGTATTACATTGAAGATAAATATTGTTATTATTAGATACTGTATTATAATACTCAAAATTTAATAAATTAGTAGGTATTTGCATTGTGCTTATAGGGCTACATACACTTTTAGTCAAATCATCATAAATGTACCTATACTTAAACCTAAAAAATTTATCTCTTAAATTATTAGAAACTTTTGTAGTATCATTTTTATATTGCCAGCTTGGAGGTGCCAATGGAGGTCTTTTGCATACATCAATAATATCCCTTGTTACTGGAGTATATTCTCCCAATTTGAATAATGCTATATCAAGTCCAGTTGGCCGCCCAAGTGTATCTAGGAAATATAACAAATCTCCTTCGTCCCTATTATAAATATTAACCGATGTTATTTTCTTAGTTACATCAAAGTTTAAAATATCTACCCCTCCCGTATCTACTAAGTTTTCTAATATCTTAGTAACAAGTTCTGTTTGAATATTATATTCTAATATTTGATGGTACCCTTGATTATTATGAAGAAAATATATTATTGTATTTCTTATTGTATTTGGGTATGCTCCTATACAAGTGTACCCTGCGTTAGCTCTCCCTAGTGTTATTGTATAATAACTCCATTGGTAAGCATTAAATGGGTTTGCTATATCGTCATTGTATTCAAAATAAAAATTAGGAGGAGGGCCTGCTGCCGAGCCATTTGATATTATACCTGAAGGTAATGATACTGTATCTACCCATAAAACAACATCATCAACTCCATCTACGCCTCCAAATAAACTACCATTAAAAGTTATAAAATCAGCCCCTGCAAATGGATTCCCTGCTTTATAATTAGTACCTCCATAAAGTATAACAGAACCTGAGTATATATTTGAATTAAAATATAATTCAAAAGAACTACCAAATCCTACCCCTGTTGTTGAGGATGGGCTAACCGTATAAACCCCATCGGCAATAGTCCCTGTAAAAGTCCAAAGGTTTGCAACACTTATACTACTTTGCATAGCTGTTGCCAGCTCATTGCAATAATCTGTAGCAGAAAAAGATTGCGTGCTTGTATAATCTAATACTATCCGTGGCGTAAGTGAGGGAAGCTGATTTAACTCTATTAAAGTTCTAGTTCCTGCTGAAATAACATCTGGGGATTCTATAAATATTGTTGCATTTTGATAAGTAGTTTTTACAATAGTATAGCTTGTAGTAATTACTCCAGACGCCCTATTGCCTATTACGTTTGTGATAGACCTATCATTTGATCCTGCAACAGCATCCCTAGTGATGTTCTGAGCATCTATATAGCAGTTCTTAGGTAAGATATAATAAGAATCGTCTAAGTTTAGACCCCCGCTAAAATCTGCTTTTAAATCTATCACTTTCTTTTATTTATTTTAAAGAGTGCCGTTAATATAAGGGGAACTGTGTCTTATATATAATTCCCACTAAGAGATTAATACCTTATTGGCCACACCCCAAAGGGCACGGCCACTTATGCACAACTCCCCTTTTATTAACCGCACTCATATTATTTAAAAACTGGTCTATAATATCTACTATTAACCTGATTTACCATATATACTTCTGTTGGATTAGTTGAACCATCTACAGAATGCAATATAGAGAAAATTGGGTCAGACATTGGTCCAAAAATCTTAGGGCATAACCCATTAGCTTTTGTTGCGTTTGGATTATCAATCCCAACAGCAAAGGCATAACTAGTAACTTTCGCAAATAAATTATCCTTTACCATCCTACGATTTGTCCCTGCTAAGTTTTGCAATAAAGTAGCATTCGAGCCATTTATCCTTGATGTTAAGCTATAATTAGCCCCTGAAAAAATATTGGTATCATGCTGAGTAACCGTATAAGCAGGAGCAGCCGTATTATCTAGTTCAGTCCAAAACATATATTCATTAAAGCCTGTCAAAGAAAATTTCTCATATGGCTTAATAGTGCCTGGTAATGCCCATTCTGTAGTTCTTGTGTTTACAATAACACCATCTCTTAGAAATTGTTGCCCTGAAAAAAACTTCCATCCTGCCCATTTTGTTACAGAATCTATAGTTGTAGGATGCACATATCTTGCTTTTTTCTTTCTAGCAACCTGTAAAGATGTAAGAAGGTCTATAACTCTTGACCTTCTTTTACCCCTATATCTAAATAAAAACAATTCTGGGTTCCCAACAGCAAAGTCATATCCTGAATCTGCAAAGTGAGCTGTAAGGCCTGTAGACTTATACCAAGACATTATTGGAGCTGGAGGTAAAACTAATTGGCTATCAATCATATCTACAAGAGTACCACCTACTCTAAGTGCTGTATTTTCGCCAGCAACAGTAGCATTTTTTACTAAATTTGCTTCTATTAAAAGTTGATCTGTAGGTATTATAGCCATATAATTATTTATTCAAAAGTGTAATCGAATGTGTAATCGAATATTTTATTCAAAATGTTATCAATAGTACTAAAAATATTGTGTTCATCAACGAAAAAATACTGAATATTGTCGTTAAAAAAACTTGCGTTTGTAGGAAGCAATTGAAATAACACTACATCCCCAATAGAATGTCCCATTGTTGCATTATTAACCTGCTGTATAACCCCATAAAAATGATTCCTATCAAGAGGAGGGGTATTATAGTTAGCATATCCCCCTGGGGACATAGTAATTAGAACAATAGGATATTGTAGGTTAAGGTTTATCATTATGCTTTAACTGTTAACCGAGTGTTTTCAAGGTTTAACTGATAAGCTACTTCAGTAGTAAACGGCTTATATCTTGCATAGGCAAGTCTACGTTCATTAAAGTATTCGTGTCTGCGGTCTCTTTTATCCCCTAGAGCACCCCTTCTTGAAGTAGGAATACTTCTTATGTCCTTCCAAGCTAAGTAGGCTATAACTGCCTCTCTGAATTGAATAGGGACAAATATGGTTTGGTCTTGGTCGGGAGCTTGTAAATACTCAAGGATAATATAGGCATAAGGGAATGTCTCGCTAAGTAAGATAACTCCATTCTGAGAATCAACCTTAAAGCTCCCTACAAATGGCTGCCCACTAGGAACACCATATAAATTACCATAAGCAAATCCGTCCCAATAGTTAAAGTAAACATTTCCACCTCCTACGCTTGTATTTAGTAGGGTATTGTCTTGTGTACGATTTAACCTATCAGGGAACAAGTCTGCATATGTAGTCAGCTTGTTATTCTGATAAAGAGGTATTATTTCTCCTCTGCCATTAAGTACTCCTGCCTTTACTATTTGTAGGCAATTGGCAGGGATATCTACTGTATAATTTGCGTTTACAGGGAGCTTCTGTGTTTGTATTTGATAAAAGAAGTCCAAGCCTAATTCATCACAAGCCCTATAGGCAAGTTGAGTTAGTTTGAACTGCTTTTGAATACCTTGCTCACTTTCATCCATATAAGCTGCAACGCATTCATTAACGTCTATATATTGCAAATGTGGGGTACCCATATTTTATTAATTTTCTTCTGTAGCTAATATAGCATTTTCGTCAATCAAATAATACTTATTTCCTTCAAATTCTAATTCTTGTCCTGCATTTTGTATTCTGTATGCTATTGATCCTGGCTTTAATCTCATTGGCCTCTTGGGAGTCCCATCTCCTACAGCTATTATCTCTACCTTACATCCGTCTTTTCTTACAGATTCAGGAACTATAATACCTCCATAAGACATAGCATCTTCCTTAAAGGCCTTGAATAACACATTGTTTCTAATTGGCTTTATCATTATTTTTAGTTTGAAACTCCGTCATTTGTAATATCCTGTGGTACCTGCCTCATAGCCATTAATGCCTTTACAACATACTCCACGATAAGTGGAATAATATCTTCTGGTGCATTTAAAGTGCTATTAAGATCAGTTGTTGAATTGTTTCCTGCGCCTCCCCCACTTACTAAGGTTATATTCGCTGTGTATTGATTAAGCAATAAAGAAGATAGTATAAATAGCTTATCTCCCTCATAGTAGTATAGGAACCTATTGGGGATTCTTTTCATAGTGAACTGATACCCCTTTTGGTTTATGCTTAGAGGGATTCCGTCAATCCCCTCATTATTATCCTTTACTAGCCTTACATCTGCTACAGCATCATTTCTTCCTATTGCAAGAGGTACTGAAGGTAATTGAACCTTCCATAAAAGATTTTGATCCTGTACTATAGGTATATTCTTATATGTAGAGTAAAAGCTATTGTTTATATAGCTTACCCCATCTATTTGTAGACTCTCTTTATATTGATTGTGTACTGCTAAAGCAAGTCCTTGGTTTATGTATTGATTAACCAAGTTGGGAGTAATAGTACTATCGTCCCTCGGCTGGTCCCCATATACCGCCCTAAGTATTTGCTCTATTAATTGATATCTTGTCATTTATTTGTTTTATGAATATACTCTTATTTCTATTGGGGTGTTTTGCAATGCATTATCGCCATTAAGTGCTAAAATTTCCATCATATTAGGTGGAGCTGGGAGCGTTATTGACGCACCTGAATCACCACCACCCGTAAAGTCTGTGGTTCCTATTAAAGCAAAAGTTTTTTCATTAATAAAAAGCCCATTAGAATTTATATTATAATCACCACCTACATAATAAGTAAACCAAACATTCCCAATAGTATTCTCTAATACTGTTACTACTGGCGCTCCAGTGTTGTAATCTAATCTTATGTCTCCTGATGTAACAATTACTCCATCTTTTGTTGAAACAAAAAATGTTCCTACAGTATTATTAGGTGAACCAAATTCAGTAAAATCAAAATTTGCATCATTTATTGTTATTTCATAAGTTATTCCTTTATAAATATTTTCATCACCAACAATATAACTTGGTGCATCCCCACCATTCTGTGTTAATAAAGCTGTATACACTTTATATCCCCCTATATTTGAATTATCAATTAAATCATTGATATTTCCTGATACAAGGTAAGTATTACCCTTAAATGTTATTGTAGAAACTCCCATTCCTGCTTCTTGTATGCCAATCCCATTTACAGGGAAAGCATAAAGCCTAGGTGCAGGTATGGGATTTTGGTTGATTTCTAGGACGCTAACCTGTACTAACGAAGTACCTGCAAGTCCCATAATAGTATTAAAACTATCTGCACAATACAATGATGTATACGCTAATTGATTTGATGTATTGCTATACCATTGAATAACCGTAGAAGCCCCTGAATATACTGGGTTATCTATTTCATATACTAATATATCTGAAGTTAATACTGACTTGTGAGCTGACATCTTTAGAGGACTGCCATCTATATAAAGTACTTGTTGTAGGTCTAACTGATTTGCCATTTTTATTTTATTTTATTTTATTTTATTGCCCTTGCTTTTTAATATCGTTTGCGTATTGGATAATATTTTGTGATTGAAGATTAACTCCCACCATTACCAATGCTCTAGAAATTACATCAAGCATAGTTGTATCCCCCCATAGAGGTTGTACACTTGCCTGATTAATAGTTAATGTAATAGTCCCATCAAATAAGTTAAATGGAGTAATTGTAAGTGGGCTACTTGATGTTGCATAACCACTATATGTTATAGTACCACTCCCTGCAAAAAAAGTAAGCCCCCCAAATTCAACCTTTACATAACTATTGGGTGGTATTGCTCCTGTTATTGTAACTGATATATTATAATACAATTCCTGAACGGAACTAAATGCTCCTACTAATGGAGCTGTTCCAGCAGCAGTTGTATGGGTGTACCCTGTTGAAAATGATGTACCTGTCCATCCTGTACCCGAACCTGTTGTGGCTATCTGAGGTCCCACTTCACTATAAACAGGCCTTCCATTCCCATCTAAAGTATATGCCCAAATAACATTTGGTGCATTTCTTACATAACTTAATTTAGCTGAACCTATATTGATAGGGTAAAATTGAAACCCTGCTTCTTTTAATAAGTATATTGGATTTTGGGCTACGGGATCTATTTGGCTATTGTAAAAAGAATACAATTTGTCTTGCTCTACCTCCCTAACTCTATCGAAGTTAGCCCCATAATACATCGCATCTGCTAAAACATAATCAGATGGATATGCTACTGTTCCCTGATTATTTATTGTCAAATTACTTTCAACAATAAAGGGGGATAGTATTTGCCTTAAAGTTAGGCTTCCTCCTAATTCAACAGGTGCCACAGGCCTCCCATATTGATACTTTTGCAGACTCCCTATAAGATAAGAAATATAACTCCTCTGTGCTTGATTTATTATATTATTAAAATCAGCAGGGCTAAGATAACCCTGCTGATTCTTATTTAAGATATACTGCATCAACACATATGTGTCGTTTACGTTCATCTATTTTCTATTTTGATATGCTTTTCAATTTACTTAAAAACTCTCGTCCTTCAGTTGTATTGGTCATAGCTAATTCTGTCAGTTGTTTTACTGGGTTCATTTTAGAAGCCATCTTAGTGATGAAACCTCCAGATCCCCAATAAGCTGAACCAGGCTGTTTTGCTATATCAATCTGGTTACTTATAATGGCTGACTTAATCTGCCAATGAATCTCTACTTCCTGAACATTATCAACCATTGCTTGGAATACTGTTGAATTTTTCTTAGCATAAAGCATTACTTCTTGCCTTAATGCGCTTTCTGGCTTTACTTGAGCTAACTCGTTTACAAGGTGAACCCCTATAAAACTTGCATACTTTTTTAAAGTATCAGAGTCCATCTCTTTAGCTTTGATTGCCATCTCTAATTCAAGCATTTCCTTCTTCAATGATTCTTCAGCTTGTTTAGCTGGATCATATTCAAAGAATTCAAATCTTGGTGCTCTCAGTCTGTTTTTAACCTCTAGGTTAGAATTGCACATTCTTGCAAATTCCAGAGCAGCGGTGTCCATTTTATTGATTCTACAAATACGCGCCTTAAATTCCAAAGATCTCCTGTTATTTCGGATATACTCTTTATCAATATCCTTTTGATCTGACATCCATATTGAGCTAACTCCTGTAAGTAATCTAATCCTCTCAGCCTTCCCTGTCTTAGGATTTAATACATCATCAGTTCCATCAATATAAACACCTTTTTTTTGATTCCCTTTCAGCTTGAAAATTACGAATTGATTTCCAACTGAACCATAAGAATTATGAATATCTACTACAACATTTTCAGATTCTTGTCTAGAGATACCCATTGCGCCTTCTACATCTGCAATACTTGCCATTTTTTTTAATTTTTAAGGTTTAAAATACCCCCACTGCGGTGGGATTGTTAATAAATAGATCTTTATAAATAAATATGTGCCCAGATCTTATAGGCTTCATATTGTTGTAACAAGAAGCTCTTATTATAGTTGTCTTTGGAATTTTTAAACTTTTTGAGGCTTCCATAGCTGAAGGGTATTCAATGATTTTTTTATCATTAATATAAAGTACTGGCCTTTTAACGTTTGCTTTATTTATTTTTTTTATGGATATTTTTTGAGGTATTTTATATTTTTTATACCTAAAAACAAACCCAAAAGCATTAGTTTTTTTGCCAGAACAAACATCACATATTTGTGATGCTCTCTTTATCCCACAACCCAATGCAGCTGCGGTTGCTGACTCATACTCCTTTATAAATTCTCCATTCGAATTATAACAAAGAACTGGTCTCATTACTTTTTTTCTGCCTTTCTCGACTCCCCATTCTGGAACCTTTCTGCCATCTTTTAAATTTCTTTCAGATGCAGCTTTTGACATGATTTTTCTAGTTTCTTCCGAATGTTTTTTACCATAAAATGGATTACCTTCTTTAGAAAACTTTTCTGATTGCTCCTTTCTTCTTTTTGTATCTTTTATCCAAGAACTTCTTTGCCCCTCACCTCCCAAAGTCATATTCATTCCTTGTGGATTTGATTGATAATATGTATTAAATTTTTCAATCCAATACATTTCTCTTTCATTCATCAACCCATCCTCAATTTCTTCAATGACTTCTAACTTGTGTAAGTCCCATCCATACTTTCTAATACTATTATATAAAATATGTTTGAAACCTTTTTTAGAATGTGATTTGTGGCCATTAATTCTTTTTCTAAGACAATAGGTTTTACCTATATAAATCTTATTATTTGGATTCGTTATTTTATAAATAAACCCCATAAATTATTTAAAGAAGCTGGGGCAATCAACACTTTGTATTACTTTGTATTAATTTACCCCAGCTAACTTATTGATTATGAACCTGCTACAATTACGAACTGATTAGCAGCAGCCACACGAAGGCCGCGATACCCAATCATTTCGATTTGATCTACCATAGTTCCGTTGGTTGGGTTCATAGAACCACCACCATGTTGCCATACGCGAATACCGTTTCCGATAGTACCACCTTTTTGAGGTTGTTGATACATAACAGTGATATTCTTGATATTAGCACCATCAGAAGTACTAGCATCTCTAGTTACACCTTGTGGGCAGATAACTCCGAAGTTACGGAAGTAATCAATGTTTGGAGTTAAACCAGTAGTAACTTCAGTATTGAAGCCTTTGTACTTTTTAACTTTAAACATATAACCATCGATATAAAGACTCTGAACGCCATAATTTACGGCAGCTTCTTCTGAAGTTTCATTCTTACCCCAAACATAAGCACCAGCAGGATATTCTTGGAATATACCATCGCTGAAGTTTTGTCTTTGGAAGATATCTTGTAACCAGATGTTGTCTTTAGCACAACCGTTAACGTCCATTATACGAGTGATCTCGTGTAATTTAGCGATATCAAGAGTACCTGGAGTGTATGTTACAGTTTCTCCGTCAGCTTGTACTTTAGGAATGAATCCTTCTGTACCTACTGAGTTAGTTCCGTAAAAACCACTTCCGTTATCTACTCTGTTACCTCTCATTAACTTGTTTTCCACGTTATTAAGGAAACGTCTGTTAGATTTAACAAGACCCTTGTAAGTGAAATAACTTGTACCTGATTGAGAACCACCAGCCATATCAGGTCCGCTAACGCCAGATGAATAGTAAACTTCAGTCATTTCAGCAAGGTCAGTTGCTTTCCATGATTCACGCATCTCAGTGATGGTGTTTGATTGTTTAACATCCAAATGGATAAGTGGATCGATTGATTCAGAAGCCTCACCAGCATCCATATCACCACCAAACAAAAGAACATCAGATGTTTCGATTGTAGCTGATCCCGCAGTTGCCAAAGCTTGTGTAGCCAATTTAGGCTTAACTACAAATTGGAAAGCGAATGCAGTAGTGCTAGTGATAGCTGTGATTTGACCTTCTACGTTTGTAGATGCAATACGAATAGTTTCACCAACACGAAGTGGAGATGAATCACCATTGTTTGTGCTACCAGCTGGGCTACCATTTGTATAGTGATCAGCTGCTGCTAGTTGCAAAGTAACTGATTGACCAGGTACAGATGGATCTCCAGATATAACATCTGAAATGCTAACACCAACCATCAATTTACCGCGATTCTCAAACCAAAAGAAGTCACGATTTTTTACTTCTTCCATACCAGCGTAAGTAGCTAGCCATTGAAAGAATTCTTCATTACCGTACTTTTCAACATATTTGTTGTAGTACTGAGGGGTCAATAACTGAAGGTCAGATATGAGGGCCCTATTTACGCCTGATGCTAACGATATTGCACCTGGCTGTAAAATGTTTCCAGTAGGAATTCCTGCCATTTTTTTAAATTTTTAAGTTAATTAATTAGAGAAAAAGTGATCTGCCATTCTATCTATTTCTGATTTTTCTCCAGAAGGATTGAAATTGGCTTGGTTCCCATTGTTAACGCTTATGTTACTTGTTTGTTTGCGATACTCTGTGATACGCTTTGAAACTGCATCATTAACTAACTTCTGAACAATTTTGTCTTTGTTTTGGAAAAACCAAATGTCCTCGGCTATTTTCTTTGTATTTAATGAATAATCATCGTTCACCCATCTTTCGGCAAACAATGCGTTAGCATCAAATTCAGAACTTGCCAAGTCGTCCATTAAATTTGCAACTTCTTGTTTTTCTTCAATTGACGGAACATAAGATGAAACAAAAGACGCACTTTCGTCCTTGTATTCCACATTTAATCCCGAAAATTCATTTATAGTAGACTCTGCATTCCTAAAGTAACTTTCTACATAGGCCTCTTGATTAGCCAAGTCCTCTGGCGATTTAGGGTCTTTGTTGTTACCTAGGGAAGGCAGTTTAATCTCCGATTGTTGTTTTACTAAGTCAGGTCTTACTGTCTTAGCTTCTATCAATAGTTCAGTATTAATGTCCTGAATCTTTTGATTGTATTCGTCCATTTTTTCTTGAAACTCATCATCTGATTCGGTCAAGTCTTGAACTGGCTCTTTAGGGAGCTTATACTGACGATTGAACTTATAGTTAACTTCTTCGTCTGTAAGGTCTGTGTACTTTAGCTTTAGATGTGTCTTTACTATATCTTCTGCTATAGACCTGTCTTTAATCTCTGCATTTGATAGCTTATCTAACCTGTTCTTTTGCTCTAGGTAAGTGTAAACTTCATCGTGCTTCCCATCAACTAAAGCCTTGTGAATTCTTTCACTTAGCTCATTCTCATACTTAAATGAAGGCTGACTAGGAGCTTCTTCTTGCTCAACCTCTTGCTCTGTTTCTTGAGGTTCAGATTGTACTTGTACTTCTTCCTGTACATTATCTTGTACATCATTTTTTACGGGAGCATCGCTCCAACTTTCTTCTGCGAAAGGATTTACTTCTGGGCTTACTTCTTGATTTTCCATTTTTTTGTTTATGTTTTATTTTGTTGAAATTTTTGCTAACATTACTAGTACTTTATCTATTAAACTTACATCTGGAGAGTACAATTTGACATACCTTCCTACCACATTTAATCTCCCTATTTTATCCCCTATAACTGAACTAATAGAATTATCATTTAAAATAGTAGCTGACACCTCAAAAAAGTTATCAGCAGTTAGTGCATTACCATCTGTTACTCCCTCTACCGCTCCACTATCAATTGTTGAAGATAAATAAACATTACCACTATTTAATTGTATTAAACAATAATCATAATTACTTACATCAATAACAATATATCCATCCATAGTTTTGGTTTTGTTTTATTATACTCCTATTAATGTTACAGTGTTGTTTGCTTGTAAATATGTTATATCACAATCTATCGAATATATAGGAGGTGGGAAAACATCTCTACAATTAGCTATACAGCAACATTCAGTTGTAGCAAGTGAATTAGAAACTGTTAATGTTATTGTATTACCTGTTATATTATCAAACATATCACTATTATTACATGTATATGGATAACCTAAATTAATACAGCTTGGTATATAGATTGTTTGTATAGATAAGTTATTTTGGAACCCAAGTTCTTCAATGGTTTCCATTTTATCTAAATAGGCTGTTGTTAAACTAAAACAACCTTGAAATGATCCAGCTTTTGCATAAGTTACACCAAGTAAATAAGCTGATGTGATAATACAAGCTCCAAAACAATTGCCCCCAAGAGCTGTAATACAACCATTTGCATCTATTATCTCTACTAAATTAGTTTTCCAATCTACTATTTCATATAAGGTTACATCAGCACCACCATATAGGTAAACACTACTGCCTACAGTTACAGATGTAAAAGGAACTGCTGGCCCTATATGAGGAAACCCAAATAAAGTATTCCATTGAGTTACATCTGTAGGATCTACAACAGGATATGAGCCATTAAACTTTAACACTAATGGTATTGACACTGTGTTATTATGTATTAATGTTGTTATATCAGCATCTGGGTGATGACTACCACCGCAATCCATTACATATGGAGAAACTATTAAAGATATAGTCTGCCCAGTGATCCCATTAAATACATCATTACCATGACAACCATCACCAATAGCTGTACATACAGGGATTGATAGATATGTTAAAGAGAAACAATTTTCAAAACACTCATTCCCAACTGTTATTAAACTTGGTAAATCAACTGTTGTTAGAGATGTACAACCTAGGAAACAATAATCACCAGCATTTATTAGATTTGGTAATGATATTGTTGTTGATGATGAACAATTATAGAAACAACTAGCACCAGCAGTTGTTAAATTTGGTAATGATATTGATGTTAGAGATGTACAACTTTGGAAACAAGCACCACCAGCAGTTGTTAGACTTGGTAATGATATTGTTGTTAGAGATGTACAACTTACGAAACAAGCACCACCAGCAGTTGTTAGACTTGGTAAGTCTATTGATGTTAGAGATGTACAACTTCCAAAACAATCATTACCAGCAGTTGTTAGATTTTGTAATGATATTGATGATAGAGATATACAACTTGCGAAACAATCATTACCAGCAGTTGTTAGAAGTGGTAAATTTACTGATGATAGAGCTGTACAACTTTCAAAACAACCATCACCAGCAGTTGTTAGACTTGGTAAGTCTATTGATGTTAGAGATGTACAACTTCCAAAACAACCATTACCAGCAGCTATTATACAATTTGATTGATTGTCTAATATTTGTTGTATTGTAGATCCATTAAATAAATCATTCTTTAATGTTATTCCAAGACCCCCAAATAAATAAGTGATAGAAGGACTACCGCTTACATAATATACAGATGTAAAAGGAGTTCCATTTGTAGGTAGGTAAAATAATTTATTCCAATCATCAACATTACTTGGATCACCAACTATACCATCTCCCATTATCCTTAATGGGAATAATACAGTGTTATTAGCTATTAGATATTGAAGATCCCCATCTGGAAGTCCTACATTACAAGTAAGTAGAGCATCAGGAACAATCACTGTAATAGTTTGCCCTGTTATCCCAAAAAATACATCATTATTTCCTACGGACCCTCCTAAATTAGTACATAATGGTATTGATAGTGATGTTAGGGATGTACAATTTGAGAAAAATCCATAACCAATAGTTGTTATAATTGGGAACTCTACTGTTGTTAAAGATGTACAACTTGTAAAACAATCATTACCAGCTGTTTCTAAAATCGGTAATGATATTGATGATAGATTTGTACAATTACTAAAACACTCTCCACCCATAATAGTCACAAGTGGCAAATCTACTGTTGCTAAATTTGTACATGAATAGAAGCAATAATTGTTAATGACTGTTAGAGCAGGTAATGATACTGTTGTTAGAGATGTACAACTTCGGAAACAACCACCCCCAGCAGTTTCTAGAAGTGGTAAATCTACTGATGTTAGAGATATACAATACCCAAAACAATCATCACCAGCAGTTGTTAAACTTGGTAGTGATATTGAAGTTAAAGATGAGCAATAATTAAAACACTGAAGACTAGCTGTTGTTAGAAGTGGTAATGATACTGATGCTAAAGATGTACACCCAATAAAACAATTATCCCCAGCACTTATTAGATTTGGGAAATCTATTGAATCTAGTAAATAACAATTCCAAAATGTATATTCACCTAAAGTTGTTATAGAGCTAAATGGTAATGTTAAACCACTACTTGGAAGAATAGTACATTCAAAAAAAGTTGTAGCTGCTATAGTGGAACATGATGGTAGATATACATAGTATAAGTTAAAACATCCTCCAAAAACACCAAAACTTATACTTATATTATCATTAAGTGTTTGTGTTACATTAGGACACGATATTCTTTCTAAATTAGATTGTTCAAGAGGTCCACCAAAGGTTTGATCTCCTAAAGTGATAATACAACCAGCATCATCATTGAATTCTAATAAATGTATATTGTCTGAAAATAGGTTGGCTTTAGTTTCAATATTAGCCCCACCATATAATTTCACCTCATTACCAACTATTTCAACTGATGTAAAAGGAGTCCCATATGTAGGGAGGTCAAAATATGTGTTCCAAGCTGCTAAGTCATTTGCTGTTACAGGTGTATTGGCTATATCATCCCATAGAAGTCTTAATCCAGGGGATGCAGGGGGCGTAATAAAGTCCTTATTCGTAAATTGTAAATACTGTGCTATCATATTACCCTATTTTAGCTAACATTACTAATACTTTACTAGCTCTGCCATTTATAATTACATATCTTCCTACAACATCAATTCTATATATACCATCTTGATTCGTATATTGAACTAATGAATTATCAGAAATTTTTGTAGTTGATACACCATAATAATGATCATATTGACTAAAAGAAGAAATAAACACTAAATCTGAAATACCAATTGCTTGTATTAAACAATAGTCATAATTACTTGCATCTATAATAGCAAGATCAGTTGTGTTCAATTCTTTTGTTACATCTAAATACTGCGCTATCATATTATCCTATTTTAGATAACATTATTAATACTTTACAATCTGGCGGGAATTGAAACCCATCAGCTGTTTCTATTCTAATATATTTCCCAACCACATCAAATTTAAAAGAACCATCTTCATTAGTTTCAGATACATTATCATTGTTTGATATGTTAGTAGCTGATGTTAAACTAAAATTATCGGCTGGTAATAATACATCCATTTTTTTTAATTTTAATTTTTAATTTTTTAAACAGCGAACATTCATACCAGATTTTTTTGGTTGACTATTTATGTTGCCATTTTTATCTGCATTATTCATATCAATCTGATAGGCGTTACTATTACTAACCTCTGTTGAAGTCCAAAAATGGCCATAAGCTTTTAATTGATCAAAAACCCCAGTATTTACACGCCTACCCCCACCAAGAGCAGTAAACCCAAGACTATCTGTAGCTGGAACCCCATTATTAAGATTAGGAGAATTCCAATGTGCAGTTCCTGCTTCCTTTAATAAACCTGCTGCCGTACTATAAGTTGTTGGGTTAGTTGGATTGGTAACTACAGGTCCACAAACATTCATAAGTGTTGTCCATTCGGCTAGTGTTGGAATATGATACCCAGTAGGGGCTAACCCTCTTGGATCATTTACAGCGTACCAATTATATAGCCTGCCATAAACACACTCAGTTTGAGGGTCATTATTGTAATAACACCATGCCCCTGTTGTAGCTCTTGACCATGCAGTAGGATCTTGTATTTCAGGAATTAAATCCCCATTTGCATAACGATCTACAGTTAAACTAGAACCTTTCCATATTTGAGACCCTATTGTAACGTCTGGCAAAGATGGGCAATCTTTAATAAGTCTTACTGAATTCCCATCGTCTAAAGAAACTCCATAACAATTTGTTATGTTACCTACCCCACTGTTACAGCCACCAGAACATCCATTAATTTGATTTGGAGGGTAAGCCGCTCTCATTCTGGCTACCCATGCTGAATCAAAATTTACAGGAACACAACTTGAAATAGGGGTAAGTGGGAAAGCTGCTTGTTTATTAGCAAGTTGTATTGTAGATGTCCAAAACAAACCTTCCGATTGAAGCCAAAAGAACCCTGATGTATTTATACAGGAAGGACAAATTGCCCTATACCCCCCAGGTAATGCTGTAAACCCAGTTGCATTTGTTGCATCATTAGGGTTAAACCAATGTGCAGTGCCTGCTTCTTTTAAAAGTCTTCCAGCAATTAAGTTTGATGCTACAACTTGATTTAATGGAGCAATAACATTCCACATTGAATAATATTCATAATATGATGGAATACGATATCCGACAGGGGCTAAACCTCTTGGATCTTTTACAGCAGCATAATTATAAAGTTTCCCGTAAATACATTCATTTGCAGGATCATTATTATAATAACACCATGCGCCTGTTGTTAAAGATGCCCATTGCGTATAATCTGTTACTTGTGGGATAGGGTCTCCATTTCTATATGTTGTTACATTCAAATTGCAAGCTGTCCATGTTTGTGTCCCAATTGTTACGTCTGGTAAAGTGCAACAATTTGAAGGGCAATTAAAAACATTTTTAGGGTTTTCAGTACAAGGGAACCCTATTTCCCAATTAACTTTTGCTGGCCCCCCTGGGCTATCACCACATACAGATTCAGTAGCTCCTGCGGCAAGATTTAGTGTTGTATAAATGCCATTACAATTATTGTAATAAGCAACTTTACTAGTAGTACTTATATTTGTAAATTTAATACAAAAACAATTAGGTACTGTATTAGAAGGCGACCTAAGTAGTGCACTTTCTGATATAGTAGATTTAAAATTTATAAGTCTCCCATCGGCTCCAATTATCTGTACAATAGCATAATCATACCCGCTTACATCAAGTGTTAGCTGGGATGCCCCATTTTTTATTTGTGTTGTTAAATCTAAATATTGCGCTATCATTACCCTATTTTAGTCATCATTATCAATAACCCCGTAGCTGTAGCAGCTCCTGTCAATTTGATATATCTTCCTACTACTCCTAATCTAACAGGTACATTATCTGCTGCTGTAGTTGTAAATACCCCATCTATCAATTTAGTACCCCCTGAAGTTGTAAAATTAGTGGCAGTTGTTGGGCTATCATCTTGAACACCCTCTATAGCTCCCCCATCTATTGTCGCTAATATACTAACAGAAGTGCCCAATGGCTGTATAACACAATAATCATAGTTGCTTACTTCAAAAACAACTTCACCTCCGTTTGTGTTAAACTCACCTGTTAAATCTAAATACTGTGCTAACATAGTTTTATTTTTTTATTTTAATTTTTCTTGCCTTCTTAGGTAGTTTTAACCCCTTACTAGCTTTATCCCATTCTCCAATATTTACTCCTTGCTTTTCAAGTTCTTTTTTGTGAACGTGAAAATATTTCATCTGTTGTAAAGATTTATATGGCATATTACGCTTGTTGTGGCATTTCTTGCCCTTGTTCTTGTGTTGGGGGCATTTCTTGCCCTTGTTCAGGTTGCTGCCCTTCTTGAGGCTGTTCTTGCCCCTGCCCTTGACCTTGCTGTTGCTCCTGTCCTTGCTGCATCATTTGATCCATAGCCATATTTTCTGCAAATAATGGTAACGCTACGTTATTGATAATCTCTGCTTCCAAAGACTTAAGCGCATCAGGGACTTGCATACCCTTTTGATAGATGCCAAATATCCCCGACAAGATTGTCTCTTTTTGTCTTTCCCTGCTAACCATTGACTCTATTTGAGCTTTAGTTTGCATTTCCATTTCCATTGTCTTTCTTTTCTCCTGCTCTGATGCTTGTGCTGATTGCATTTGAATTTGTGCATTCATCTCACTTTGCTGTTGAGCCTTCTGCATTTCTTGCATTATCATAGTCTTTTGCCCCTTGCGTAGTAAAACTTCAGCTAAAGTAACATCTTCCTTCGCCACTCTCATTAATTGGAATGGGTCTATATACATTACAAAGGAAGGATTGCTTTGAACCATATAGTTTAACATTGATTCAAACTTTTGCAATTCTACCTCTGTAGGTAACATCTGTATTCTTGTAGAGAAGTTTCTTCCCTTTACATCATCTTCTTTAATTAGTTTTCTATACACAGAAGAACCGTATTCAACGCTATCCTTAAGTAAGCAACATACTTTCTTTGCCGTATCTGCCATAACCCACTTATATGCATCATACATATATCCTGTAGCGTTATTGGCTGCATCTTGGGCTGTATTTACATTTGAAGATGTAACCCTTGGTCTTAATGCTTGTGCAATAAGGTTTGGATCTTCTCCAAGTTCATCTTTTAATACTTGATAATGGAACTGATAAAGGTCTACAAGCCCTTTCATTTGATTCAGGAAGCCTGCGTTAGCAAGTTCTTGAATAGGTACAGGGATTGGATTCCCTTCTGCATCTCTA